TTTTATGGAGAACAAAATAGTAATAAAAAACTAAACATTGCTAAAGAAATTATTGAACGCGGAATAATTTTTGCACCTGGCTTTATTAAAGAAGTGAAAAAATTTATTGACTCTTACAAAAATGATATGATTGAAGCTTTTTATGGAGAACAAAATAGTAATAAAAAACTAAACATTGCTAAAGAAATTATTGAACGCGGAATAATTTTTGCACCTGGCTTTATTAAAGAAGTGAAAAAATTTATTGACTCTTACAAAAATGATAAAGCGCTCTCGCAACCGGTAGGAGTATCACAACAATATGCAGTACCATTATCGCGTTCAGACGACTATGATGAAGAGTTATCGCAACCGGTATTTGGAGTATCACAACAATATGCACTAAAATCATCGTATTCAGACGACGGTGCGAGAGCTTCCTCGCGACCGGTAGGAGTATCACAACAATATGCATTATCGCGTTCAGCCGACTATGAGGAAGAGTTATCGCAACCGTTATCGGGCATAACGGAGATTAGCTCTTTTAAAAAACCCATTAATAAAAATATAACTTCATCTGGGGATGATATATATTTGGGCGATGTATCTTCGGATTATAGTGATGATAGTCAAACGGTAATAACAAACTCATCAGGTCAAACGGTAATAACAAACTCATCAGGTCAAACGGTAATAACAAACTCATCAGATGCAAGTGCAAAAGTAAAAGAAGAAACATTGAATGAAGCTAACGAAATTGCACTATCAACCGACGCCGAACTGGCAGAATATCAAGAGATATTTGATTTAGTTAAAGGCAGTTCTTCTTTTATTACATTTGCAAACAACATTTGTGGAGGTTTGAAATTTATAGAAAAGGCGGCATCTGCAGCAGCATCTGCTGCTGTTGCTACCACTCAACAAATAGTTTCTCCGTATCATTATGCTATGAATGGTTTCATAGATATATTATATTTGACTAAAGAAAACTTTACTAAACATTCTATGTCAAGCATTAAAGAAAAAGTAAGTGAAACAATTCAGGAAATACAAGACAAAATAAATAAACCAAAATTTAAAAAATTGCAAATCAAGTTTATATTAATAAAACTAGCTATGATTAACAGATTAACTGAAGTAGTAATAGTCATGTTAAATAAACAATTAAACATAGCCAACACTGAATATATGGACTTAGACATGTTGATTGAAATAGCAAATGATCCAATTATGTTTAGCTTATTTAAATCAATTCAAACTGCATTCATATTGCATTTTGGCAAAGAACGTGCTGCTGAAGTACCCGAAATGCTAAATGATGTAAGATATAGAATCAATATGATTATAGAACTATTACTTATTGCACAAAACAACCCTTTAGAACAAATTACAAAACTAAAACAATTAAGCTATGAAACCTTGTTAAATGCTATTCCTAAAATAGATTTTTTAGAAGAATTTTTACTACCAACTAGTCTTTTACATAAAATAACTATTGACCATAATGATGACAGTTATAGTATTAATTTAAGACATGCTTTAGTGTTAATTGTATATAATAAACTAGTGACAGAAAGATTATATGAACAATCCCAAGAAGAAACAACAAGAGAAGACCGCAGAAAAGCTTCTGAAAGTGTAGAAGAAAAAGCATACCGAGAAAGAATAGAAGAGCTTACTAAAGAAATTTATGAAACAACCGATGATACGAAAATAGATGGTATTTTGTTGAAACTAGCTGAGGTATATATGAGGGCGCCTCACCATGAAAGAACGCAAGCACCTAAACGAAAAACAAACATACAGCCAATTACAGTAGACGAACTACTTGATGAAATTGTTAGAGAATATGGATACGACCGGAGGGAACTAATTAATAATGATAATTTAACATACCGCGAGGAGTTAAACAGAACGTTTAAACGTGATATGATTATAACAGATGAAAATCTATTACCAATTGTATGCATATTAGCTAATGCAACAATGTATACAATTGGTAATAGATTTGCATTTAACAATTCGATGGAGGTCTATACGGCAGATCCCGCCAACAGTGGCGATAAATTTCAATTAGGATTTATTTTAGACAAGAATATTATAAATTTTAATTTGATTATTGAATATTTTAAACAAGATGTCATACAACATATTAATAGGTCTACGAAATTGTTTTTAAACGCACGTATTCTTGAAATAATTGGGCCTGCTAGATTAACTTGTTCAAATGATGTAGAACAAGCTAGGGCTCAAGATGAAAGAGCTGGACGTATGAAAGCAGTGCCGGTTGAAGAAGTGAAATCAAATATATTTAACCCCAAAAAGGGCGGAAAGAAATCCCATACCTCCAAAAAACACCCAAAAAAACACCCAAAAAAACACACCCACAAAAAAGGCAAGCGTTTTACTCGCAAACTTAAAAAGAACCATAAAACACGTTATGGTCATACCAAGAAACACTAAACTCTTTAGGAATATTCATGAATATTCATGAATATTCTAAAACTTGAACCACAGTTCTACATTGTTGAACATTTCAAACACCTATTATTTAGAATTATAAATAGAAATATTTTATACAGATATATATAATTATAAAATTGCATTTTGAACTATAAAAGTTTAGTCTATATAAAATGCCTTTCTAATACCTTATCAACATGCATTTATAATATCCAGCATTTCCTCTGGATACGACATATCTTTCAAAATCTTCATAGCCCCTTGTATTTTTGAAATACCATGTTCCAATTTATACGTAAACTGATATCCACCATTAGCATCCGTAGGTTTAACGCCCATTTTGTAATTCCGGACTTTTGAAGACTTTTTAAACTTTTTGCAGACATACACATAATGTGTAGTCAACATAAAATCCATATTTTCATATTTAGACAAATATTTCAAAAATGCATACGCCGATTTACCCGCCTCCGTCGGGTTTGTCCCCGAATACAATTCGTCTAAAATAGCAAAATGCCGTGCATCTTGGTTCTCCGGAGAACTAACCATATCAATGATTTCTTTGCAACGGCGCGATTCCGCCTGAAATAAACTGTCGCGTCCCGACGTATCCGGTATATTCAAATACGAATGAATATGTGTATAAGGAACCACTAACCCCGATTTATAGAAACCACAACCCACTTGTTGGGAGAACACTATATTGATAGCCATACTTTTCAACAACGTCGTTTTTCCGGCTGCATTAGGTGCACTAATAATCATGTTTTTGTCTAATCCACACGTATTGGATATAGAACCAACGCCTAAATGTGCCGGATAATATTGTTCTACGAACTTTGTGAAATGTTTTTTCGTTTTTGTTTTTCCTAAATAATAATCCGCGCATGCAATATTTCCAACAGTTAGGTTCTCCCAAACTCCCATTAAATTGTCTATATATCCTTCAAATCCCATTGAATATCGCAATGATTCGCCGTATTCTTCCACTGAATACACACGGTAATAACATTTCATCATATATCCAATAGAACTCGCATTTTTATAGTTATACTGGAACGGTTCTATTCTACTAAGTTCATTGGACAAATCGCGGAGAACTTCGCAATGAGTTTGCGTCTTCTGGCAAAATGCAGTGTAATAAGATTTCGCACAATGCATCGCCGAAAAGCATTCCATTTTGGCAACCGAACCAGCTACATATTTTTTCAGTTCAACAAGGTGATGATTAATGCGAGTTATAGTCAAATGGAATCGCAAGCACGATTTTATATTTTGATATATCTGAAACCCGTAAAATGCACCTAACAAAAGTATATACAATATTTTCTCCAAGCTTAGTGGTCCGGTAAATTGTTTCAAAATATTTCCTAGGAAATGACCCTTAGATATAACCAAAAGCATATCCATGTATGTGCGTAAACTTATAGACACCCCCTTGATTTTCAATAAAAAAAATGGCACTAACAAAAACAGAAAAGGGAGTAATAGTGAAAATACGGGGGATAATATTTGCGCCATGGAAAAAATCTGCAAAAACTGGGAAGAATTATTCACATGGCGAAACATATTCCAATCAATATACGAATATCGGTCCATAAATCCGTCATCTTCTTTGATGGATTTCCATATTTCCACCACTTTTGTGGTATCCGGAACCAAGGATACTATATCGCCCCCTAAAGACTCTTTATATTTAGGAATAGTTTGTATAACTTGTTTCGTGTCTTCCAAATATCCGATATCACTTGTATATTGCTGAGCCCAATAAGGGAATAGTTCTTTGGCAAACTGATGCGTGGGTTGAAATAGAATATTATACATGGGTGCAGTTTCACTTTGTGAAATAACTAGTTCTAGATCGGAAGAAACCGTTGGAGCTAAACTGTGTATTTTACTTTCGTCTAAATAAGTAATTGGAAGTTTGAATACGTCATGAAAAATTGGTTGTGATATAGACTGTTCCTCAATCGTTTGGGCTGAAATTGTAGAAGAATCGTCGTCGGTTTCCATTGAAAATCGTTTTTTGACTTGTTGTAATATAGATTGCATATAATTATGCAATATATAATATGTTTTTTTGCTAGACGCACATGAACAGTCATTACTGTCTAGGTGTGTGGTATGATGCCCGAGGGCATAACATACCATACATCTAGCATCATGCTTGTCATATGGATTTTTAATCCATACGACCAGACATTAAACCGCGGCACCGGCACTGACGGCCTCAGTAGCTGACTGACGCTTTAGGAAGTGCTTATTGATGTATTTCTGAATAGTGAAATGGGTCAATAACACGTCCTTGACCTCATCGCCTAAAATACGCAAGAGTGGTTCATTTGGAATAATAATTGATTTTTTCTCCGGGTTTTGCAATTTGTTTTCGGCAATATATGTCATCAAACGCTTGGTGACATCTGTGCGCGGGATTTGACTTCCAGGTTCTAGACCCATAAACTCGCACAATTCAGTACTTACGGGAACAGGTAGCGCAAATCCACTTGGCTTTCTAGGCTTCTTTGGCTTGGAACTTTTCTTGACCATCTTTTTAATGGCCTTCTCAAATGCCTTTTCCAACTGTTTGAAGTCATTTAGTGTATCATCCGCCTCTTTCTTGTTTGATAACAAACGCTGTTTCATAAAATCCATCTTATCCTGGAACTTTTGAATATGGGGAGGATAAACAACCTGAGTAGGGTCGTCGTTTTGGACGGGTTCTTGAATAAGGGTATCAACTTCGGGTTCGGCGCTCATTGTAGTATATAACTATATCTACTGTAGTATTTATATAGTTTATTCAATATGTATATTTTACCGTGGAATAACCTGTAAAAAAAATACCGTCTATTTATTTTAGTTATTTTTATTTAGTATTAACAAGATTTTAGTATTTGAAAATATAAGATATTTATTACTTACAACAAATGGAACATATACATAATTTTAGTTATATACAACAATATAAACTGGTCTTTATTTTCTGCTGAACGAATGCAGTCTCGCTTCTCTGCGCTCTTCTTTTTCAAAATCCTTCCAGCAACTGATTTCATGTTCCAGACACGTATCCATATTGTTGAAAACCTCGGTTCCACAGCAGTCGCACCTATACTCGTTGTTCTCATAGATGCAAGTTGCCTGGTGTTCATCCCGCAAAGTTATAGTTGCATGTTCTAATCCACAGTTTTGGCAGTAGTATGTATCCGGATAATATTCGCCTTCATCTCCAGGCCAATTATAATCAAGGCAGTGCGCATCGTGTTGCATATAATCGCCGAAATTGTCAAACTGGATATTGCATCGTTGGCAATAGTTGGTTTTCTCAGAAGATTCGTCATCCACAGGAGCGGCGGCAGCAGCAGGACGACATCGCAATTCATGGCGAAGTGATTGGTCAACTGGAATAGCTGTATTGCATATTTCGCAACAAATGTCAGCTTGCGTATCCGATTCCGCGATTTCACCGTTATACCATGCGCTGACCGAGGAATCTAAATGCATTGAAACTGGTTTAGTTGCTACTGGATGCCATATTGCCATATGATTACCATGCTCTGCTTTTGACCAGAACAGCCTATCACATTCTGTGCATGTATGTGGTTCTTCATCAGCTCCATGTGCCATTCTCATATGGATTGCACGTTGAGTATTAGACGCGAATGTATGTCTACAAATTAAACATACTATCGCATTTTCACCGTCATCTGATATACACGACCCGTCATCGGATTCTGGTTCTGCTGTTGTGGCTGCCGCAGCTTGGGGATTGGATATATCGGATTCGTCTGACATTGTATTGGTGGCAGGGGAGTTGTATTGATAAGTTGTTTTAGATATAATAGTAGTAATAGTATCAGTAGTAGTTAATGAGTTAGTGGCTAAGTTGGTTGGGGTTTGCATTATAAGGTGTTTAAATCTGCCATACATCTATTAATAAAAATGTATTTCAATTTTCCTGTTGTCTAGCCATGTAGATTTTTATGCCTTTGGACATTACACCAATTTTATTATTTTTTGTAATATATTCTCATAAACAAGAATATATTGCATTCTGTGGGGTTCGAACCCACGCATCTTTACGATATTGGGTCTTAAATCCAACGCCTTGGACCACTCGGCCAAGAATGCAGTGTCTATTTATTTTTATATTTTTTATATTGTTTGTTATATCATGTGTTATATCATAATTATACAACTAGCGAGATGGCATATATTATACAGTTGGCTTCTTAACACGAGGAGCGCGCTTCTTCACTGCAGTAAATCCATCCGAATCAGAAGACACCTTTACAGAAACAACAGTTGTTCTGGGCTTGCGCTTACGGTCGGATGCAGATGCACCTGTGGCTGGAGCAGGAGAAGCTACAGGAGTAGCCGCATCAGCAACGTCGGGGTCGGCACCCTCTGTAGCACGCGATGCCAATGCACTCAAACGACGAGTCTCACACAGAATGGGGCCACCCTTAACACCTGACACATCAACTGCATGATACTCATGCTTCTCATTCGCAGGCTTAGTGAGACTGAAATCAACATACTCACCTTGAGTCAAATACTTGTAGTGAGCCGCATCCGACTTGATGGATGAATAATGGACAAAGATGTCTTTTTCAACCAACTCGCCTTCACATGCTGTAATAAAACCATATCCAGCCTTGCTGTTAAACCATTTAACTCTGCCTGTAATTCTAGTAGTACTCATAGTAGTAGTCCTAATATTACTATATACAGTACTGTTTTTATATTGTTTTATATAATATTTTCTATACGAACTATATAATGTTTGATTTTATATTTAGAAAAAAACCAACAATTTTTCTTCTTTTGGCAATTATTGTAATAGCTCTTGTATTTTCTATTATGTTGAATCAACCATTACACGAAGGTTTGGAAATGGAAGATGCAACAATAAACAACCCTCCTCCTGAAATAATTGAAAAAGCCATGAAAATTATACAAAACAAGGATAAAACCAAATTGCAAAAACTCATTGATATACGAGACATGGTAAAGAGAAAATATAAGGTCCTCGGTGAGATTTATAATACAAATGAAAGTTCTATATTAAAAGAGCTAAATGACTCATTGAGTAAAATGCCAAAGAGAGACAGTGAAGGTAAATTATTTGACGAAAATGCAATAGTGGGCGATAAGCGCGACAAGGCAAACAAAATACTTTCCAGTAATGATTATTCTGCAATTGAAAAAATAGAAAAAATACAAGAAATTGCAGGCAAAGACAAAGCTGTTAATAATATACTTGACGAGTTTATCGGAGGTTGGTATAAAATGGTAAAGGAAAACATTGAAACTCTTCAATCTACCGTAAATGACCCTTCACATGCATAATTTGAGACAACATATTATACCACTTTTTGGAGAACCTGACATAATTCTTCATAAAACGGACGCTCATCCAATTGCATGTTATAACACAATGCAAAATATTCAAATATATTCATAAATAGTTTTTTGAAGTCTGGTGATATTTTTTCGGCAGGCGCTTCGCGCCCCGGTGGCGGTGTATATTTAGCCGAATCGGGTTCTATGTATGTTTTTGAAATTGAATCCAGGATTTTTTCTATATTTTTCCATTCTTTCCATTTTTTGCGAATTTGATTTTTTTCGTGCAATACATGTATTTCTTGATACCCATGTTGTGTATTGTTCTCCAATGAAATAGATATATTTGTCCAGGGAACTGACCCCAATACAAAATAAAAAAAGCAATATCCTACTGAAATCAAGTCATCTCTATACATTGGTTCGTATCCCTGATGGACAAAATAACTAATGTATTTAGGAGAACCTATAATAGTTTCTCTACTTGGTTCTCTTGCAATTTCTTCCAAATTACTTACAGCACTAGCTATACCGAAATCAATAATATACAATTCGCCACCTTTTATCATAAAGTTTTCAGGTTTTATATCACGATGTATAATTTGATGTTTATGGACTTGTGCAACAATACCAACCATGTTCGTAATTATGTTTATTACATGTTTTAAATAGTCAAATGGAGAACCTGCGCTTTTTTCCCTGGCAATTTGTAGGTATTTTTGCACGGTTTGGTCGCAATAGTCCATGGTCAGGCATTTGTAATCGCGATATATGCCATACCACAATACTGATGGTATAACTCGGCACCCATTATTATATAAGTAATTTAAAATAGTGGCTTCGTATTTGATTGTATTGTATTCGCTAGCCGCAGGTTCCATTTTTATAGCTACGGGCATTCGGGATTTTACATGTTCTCCTTTGTGTACTATTCCGAAGTTTCCGCGACCAATTTCTTCTAATATAACATATTTATTTGCAATAAAAGTGCGTGAATCCATATAACTAATTTAATTATATACAAAATATATACTTATATTATATATAAGATTTATTAGTTATAAATGTTCAATTATTATAACAAACTGACCAATTACTTTGAAAGAATGCTTGAAAATATAGCCCCTTATTTTTTAGAAGTATTACTTGTATTACATGCATCTCTGTTTTTTATTTATATAGGAGTGGTATACGTTAATCCGACTTTGATTGAAACCCTTAGTAGTATAGTCCGATTATTTGTATGTATGTTTTTGATAATCAGATTTAATCCATTTAAAAAACCTATACTTCACAAATATGATAGTCAAGTGATTTTTGCCGCAGCTCTGTTCCTATTGACAAACCAGGCTATTGAAAAATACGTATTGGCAAGTCGTAATAATGCAAAAAGTTCTCTTGTGCAAATAGGAAATGTATCAACAGAGGAATCGTCTAAAGAAAACCCGCCCAAGGAGAACACTCCAAATAATCAATAATATACATATAAAAAAATGCCATATGTATATTATAATATATATGAATAATATCGCGAAGACATCAATAGAGAATCGGATAGGAGTTTTAGAAGATTTTGATTTGCGAAAAATATACGAAGATGCATTGAATGACCCTGAATTAATGGGAACCTTAGACATAAATAATATATTGGATGCATTAGAAAGCGACCAAAACGAGTATTTAGAGAACTTGACATTTGAAAAAATACAGAAAGATGTATACGACGCACTCGTAGACATAGGGGTTGCTAAACCCAATATACCCAAATTATGTGCATCTTTGGCAGACTATCGGTATGTTGATGAAATATGCCATTTACATAAAGGGAAATACGTTCGCTGGATGCACCGAAATAAACCGGGAGAACTTACCAAAGGTTGTAAAGTTGTAAATATAAAGTTTGCCAATACAGGAGTATGCGTCGTTTGTGTAACAAATATAGGGCGTTTTATGCAATACCGATACGACGATTGTATTACATTTCAAAAGCTGGATATAGAAGAACAATTGATATTGATGGCATATGACCATATAGCCAAATAAAATATTTGCAATATATAATGAGATATATATCGCTAGTTAATGATATAAAAAACGTACGTTCTCCTAATTCTGTAAATAGTCGCGGAAGAAAACTGTGTCCAATCACATTTGATATTTTGACTTGCAACAATACTATAAATATAGATAATGTATTGTATTCTACAAAGGGATTTGCAAAATGGGTCCACAGTGAATTAGAAAAGGACTATGACCGATTAACTACTTTCTGCGACCTATCTGAATTATTCAAAGATAAATCGTTTTTTGTTAAGTTTATACGAATACGTTCTCCAATGACGAACTTGCAATATGACCTACCCACTATCGCAATTATATGTGATATATTTATATGGCAATATTACAGAGCCCCTATTTACTGTGTTTATGATTTCATAACAAAACATAAAGAAATAGATGTATAATATGCATAATTCATCTACATGGACCATATAAATATAGTAGTGTATAAACAACATCAAGACCCCAATATTCTCATACCGCAACATATATCTAGACGTGCATTTGTATCTGCCACGTTTTTTTTGCAGAATTGTATATTGGCATATGCATTGGAATATCGGGTTTTATGTATACTAATGGGTTCTGTATATATTGCAACTTTATTGCATTGGAATGAAGTAAAATATCATGGTATACTCAGAACCGTAGATACTATGTTAGCAAATATAGCAGTGTTATATTTGACATTTATAGACAGTTATTATTTTTGTCCAATATATCAACAATATTGGTTCTATGTATTTGGTTCTGCAATAGGAGGATTTGCTGTAAATCAATATTTATTACATATGCAAATTACGCGATATTCAAACCAAGTAAAATACATAGCAAATCAATATGAAACATGGCCATTGACTTTGTTGAATTATACAAATCCTAATACATACAACCGAGAACTTGCATACCTAAGAAATACTCATATGCATATGTTTTTTATTCATATTTTACCGTCAATATCGGCGGCGATTTTTGCTATATTATCACATTATCAATGTAATTGGACATGTGAAAGTGAATAGTTTTCACAAATACGTAAAAAGTATTTGCGAAAAACACAAATAATAAAAACCCACAAATTGCACACAGTGGGGGTTGAACCCACGACCTCCGGTACATAAGACCGACGCTCTAACCGACTGAGCTACGCGTGCTCTATCTGCCGACCCGGGGGCCGGGGGCAGATGTATTATATAGACATATGTCTTTAAATGAGTTATATAAATGTTATTTAGTGTTTTTTTGAATAATTACGGCGTTTTTTGGATGAGCGACGTTTCTTGGATGAGCGACGTTTTTTTGTAACATGCTGTCTTCGGTGTTTTTTTGACCCACCAGATGATGAACTACTTGTGGGTTTTGAATATGTTGCAGTTAATTCCTCTGCTGGTATTGGAGTTAATAATTCAATTACAGCTGTTTTTTTATCAGATTTAATTTTGTTTCCATCTAAATATGTTTCTCCGGTTTTGTCAATACTACTATCATTTGTAGCCAATTGCGATATTACTTTTTTGAAATCATTTACGTCAATTTCTTCATCTTTTATTATTTTACGTAAAAGGGATGAACTAATTTCAGGTATAGAAAATGATACTCTAGGTAACTCGCGTATTTTTTCCCAAATATCACTTCGTTCGGCTGCAACATCTGACCATAATACTTTGCCATCGGGGTCTTTTGTATTTCTGGTAGCATAATATACCTTTATTTTCCGTTTATTTAAAGGTGTAATTTGGGTTTTTCCTTTTTTTTCTTCTTCAGTCAAACTTGCATACTCAAGTTTAGAACCATCCACTACTGGTACATAATCTGCTTCTGGATATATTATAGGCTCCCCTCTAGAAACCACCACAATTGTTACTTGGTCCATTAATACTGCAGGATTAGACCAACCAATAAGACCTTCCTCTATGTTATCGGCCCCCATTATATAAAATGTTTTTCTAGACTCTGGTGATATTTGGTTTAATGCTTTCAAATATTGGCAAGTTGAATGGGTAGGAAGAAACAACTCTAGTTTATCACCTTTAGTTTTATATTCAAGATTAGATATATGCACAGGTACAGTTATTTGTTCAAATCCATCTATTGATTCAGACTCTATGTTTTCCCCAAATGCTGTTTTTAAAAAATTGAATCTGTCGTCTTCTGATAAATAATCAGGACATCCTTCATTAATTGATGTTTTTTTATACTTATTACATGCAGGAACTATAATAATTTGTAAATTATCTCCTGTAAGAATTATATCATCTCTTTCGTGAACTAGTTTTTGTATCTCTGTTATAGTTTTTTTTACTGCAGATACATGCGCATGTGTTACTGGAGAAAAAGAACCTGTATATAATATGGTATAACCATTAAATACCAATTTGGAATCGTAAAGAGCGGACTGTTGTGGATTTGCGTTAGTAGCGTCAATTTTAGTTTCAATTAAATCTAAATAAGTTTTTTTTTCGGCAATAGTAGCTGAACCCACCGTGCCACAATAAGTAGATGAAGATGCGGCCATTTTACTTTAGTATATAATATATAAAGATTATTTCTAAATATATTCGCAAATCTATTCGCCTACCGTTTTCGCGTTCCTCGTCCTAATCTAGTTTTGGATTTCCGAGTTTTTGCATGAATACTAGACAAATAGAAAAACTCTTTAATATAATACATCAATTTTTGCGATACATGTATATTCAATTCATTTTTATTCGCATGCGATTGTCCATTATTGTATAAAACATGTTGCAAATAATCGCGTTTATATACATCTGGCATAAACGCACATGCCCGGTTTATTATTTCGTCTTTTGATAAATTGTGGCGATATTCCGCAGGTTGTATATAATATATTTTATGATGATGCATCCGGTGGTGATATACATCATCTACGAAACATATCTCCGTATTTTTAGGCAATAATGTGCATCTAATAAAATCGCCGTGAGTTTTTTTCTGTGTAGTTCGGCACGGTTCTACAATACGATTTCCAACCTTGAATGCACATATAACTTTATCAAACAAATGGGTTTTTGACAAATCATTCATGTCCTTGTAAATCCCCATCTTATAATCAAAATATTTAGCTATATATCGCGGTATTTCAGGAGAATACCGATTGTTTGTGTATAAATATACTTTATAACAATGCCCTGCATGTTTTTTGTGATGCAGATATTCTAAGATAGTTAAAATACCATATCGCAAAAACTCCGGATATTGGTCCAATAATGCATTGAAGTTTTGCTGGGTTTTTTTCAATGCAATTATATACCATAGAGATACCAAATCAGAAAAATATCCCAATGTTTCATCTAAATCAAACACAATGACCTTCTGTTTGGATGGAGCAGTATTAGTTGGGCGAAATCTTCCGGGAAATATTTTTACTAAATCACCCATATATGGCTCGGTTTGCATAAATAATGGATATATATTTTCATAACAAAGAAACTAGTGCTAATAAAATATATTATAAAAAAAACATATAAAGAGAAATTAATATAGTATTATATAGTGTGAAGTATATAATGACTACCTGTTTCTATAGTCTAGACGATTTTCACCAGTTTTCTATTGCAACTACGCAATACAGTTTACCAGAAACTGTATTGCATGTTATCAGCAAATTGGAAATTGATTTGAACTTACCTACTTCATCGGCGAGTGCTTCTAGTAGTGGATATGAAAATAAACACCGCATGGGTGGAGGAGGTGGTGGTGGCGGAAATAAACGCCGACATGTTTCGCAATCCACGCTTCGCCGCATGGAAGAACAATGGGAAACTCTTCCTACATTGAAAGCAACTGTTATTCCCATTGCCAGAGAAGGTATTGATAAATTGCTCAGTGATTTGCGGAATCATTTGAACAAGATTTCCACGAAAACATATGAAAATCTAAAAACAAATATCTTGAATACCATTCGCGAAATCATGGGAAATTATAGCGACGAAATGACCGAAGACCAGGAAAAAGATATACAAAAAATCGTAAACTTTATTTTTGACACCGGGTGCGCAAATAAGTTTTATTCTGAGTTATACGCAACATTATATAAGGAATTGATTGAAACATATCCCATTTTTAAGGAAGTTATTACTCCGTTTATTGAAAAATACGTGGAAAGTATTCAGGAAGTTCGCGTAGTTGACCAAAACAAAGACTACGATGGGTTTTGCGAAAACAACAAGAAAAACGACAAACGCCGGGCAACTTCCACGTTTATTATGAACTTGTATGCCAATGGTATTTTGGATGCCAGAGTTGTTTTAGACATTTTCAGCCAATTCCAGACGATTGCTATAGGATACATTGAAGATGCCGCAAAAACAAACGAGGTGGAAGAAATAACCGAAAACATCTTCCTCATGGTTAGCATGGGCGCCAATTTGTTGAAAAATGAAACCGTTTGGAAAGACACTGTATTGCCTAATATAAATCGGTTTGCATCATTTAAAATGAAGGAAAAACCTGGATTATCCAGTCGCACGATTTTTAAATACAAGGATTTGGTTGAAAAAGTTTTACCTAAAGTTTAGATGGATATGTATTTATGTTTTGTAAATACATATATTTTATATTATTTAATGTCTAGTATCATGCTGATCATATGGATTTTTAATACATACGACCAGTTATTAATGTTTTTTGGATTTGCGGTGTTTTTTGGATTTGCGGTGTTTTTTGGATTTGCGGTGTTTTTTGGTTTTTCCACCTTTTCTAGGTGATGATTTATTTAACAGTGATCGTAATTTGGTTAAATCATATAATTTAAAAACAGTATTATTATCTAAAGTATTATCAACATTCATCTTAATTATCCTTGATTTATATTTATTTGTTTCAAAACCATCAACATCCTTATAATCAAAATTTTCACTAAACATAACATTATTATCATCTAATTTCAATATAGCAATCATACCAAAAACTATGAACTTATCATCTGTATCGGGAGTCATATTTCTTACTATAAAACATTTACCTAATACTAAATCGTGCAATATATAATAATTACATGAAATTGACTCATTTATAATTACTAGTGCACTGGTTAAACTTGAATCAGATTTATTCATTTCTTCATACATTTCTTCAAAATCTATTTCACGATTAAAATGACTCAGATATGATGTCATTTCATATTCTGAACATCTATTATTCACTGTATTATTTGAGGTTGTATACAAATTGTTAATATAATAAAAGTCAAAATGTTTTTTTTTGGATACCGGGTGTCTTTTTGATTTTGGAATAGATGGATGTATTTTATCTAAAATAGATGGAGGTATATCTAAAAATGCAGTTTCGGTTTGTCCAATTGAAAATGCATCACGATATTGGTAGTTCCCTTCTTCTTTTGGTTTTTCACCAAAAAAACGGCGTAATTCAGACAACATTTATATATAATATATTTTATATTATTTCAAAAGAAACCTTGACAGGAAAATGGTCGCTCAAAACTGGCGTGTATATCCGTGTATCTAACTTTTTTTTCATGACAACACTATCGCCAACAATAGACAAACTATGTGGTTTCATAGTAAGTGAATCCGATTTATAATAAATCATATCCACTATGCCTCCAAACGCACTCGTATCTGTTATAGATGTATCCAGAATATCATTTTTATTACCCGAATAATATACTGATTTATATCCCGATTCTTTCAAATACTTATGAATATCGTCCATATATATCCATTTATCCCATCTGGTTTTATAAAGTGTTTTTGAAGTAGGCGTAATGGTATCTTGATGCATTTTCGCTAAAATACTTTCAAAATATTCGTCATTGTTTACAACTATTTCCGGAGTCCTAATCTTTGTATTGAAATCCCCGCAAATAATGTCGGGTGAAGCAGAACTAACAACTTCTTTGATTTGGTTCAGTTTCTCCATATAATATGTATCATCTAGTATTGCTTCCGCGTCGTCAAACCGGCCACCTATTAAATGCACCGAAACTATTTTTATATGTTGCCCCGACACTTGCACTGTAGCAATTGAATAGCAACGCTCTAATCCTTTTTTATTTATTTTATGCGATGTTTCATTATCTACGGTCTTAATTTTAGGGAGTGTTTTAACCCGGTCAGAGATATATATAGCATTGGCCAAATAACTGGGGTCGCCATACAAATAAATAGAGTTTTCCCAATCTAATATATGGGACCTACATATATCCTGTATTTTCAAATGTCTTAGTCTGGTGTCAAACATGCGGAGTTCTTTGGTATTATCGGACATTGATACACCCACGCCCGGTATATATGTTTCTTGCAAACAAGCTATATCCACATTTGCAAATAATTTCTTGAACCGTTTCAATTTAGATTGAACTATTTCCGCGGATTCTATGATATCATCTTTTACCGTAAAATCATACAAGTTCAAAAATAATTCTACATTGAAAGACATGACTGTTAGTTCATTCGGTTCAGTTTGTATATGTTTTTTAGTTTTATTACCATTTTTATACCGTCGCGATTTAGTATAAACCATTCTGTATATGTGTATATTCTATCTTGTCCTATATAATATACACATATAAATAATTATATTTTTATACCCTAACAATAGACATATAACAGTATTTTTCCAAATACATGTCCAATCAGCAATATCACATGTATAATGCCACCAAACATTATTATTTGCATGGCTGAGTTTTTAGAAGAAATCACGGTATACATCGCATCATTCGTTATTAGTCGCCAAGGAATATACACATATATAAACCAATATTGCATCCAATTATAAGAATGCGTTAAATCATTATACGTGAAATAATTGTGGCATTGGTCAAACGTTGGTATTTCTCTAACCAATAGCGCATACGGAACAATATGCAGTAAATCGGAACACATCTTTATATACCATTTTACTATTTCAGGCGAGTGTATTTCATTCGTTTCTTCCATACTAAACATCAGTTTTCCTACCCAATATCCTACCGATATAAGAAAATGTATATTATGTGCTACTGAGAAAAATGCGGGATAAAAATAATAAATAAGAGACGCTGCTATACCTGAATCGGTTAATCTGACGAATTGTTTCATAAAATTATATGGACTTGGTAAAATCTTATAATGATGTTCAAACCGATAAAAATAATTCATAGTATGTAATTTGAAACAAACAACTGTAGACAAATAAAAATCTTTTGTAAAATACCATAATCCTATATAAACAAACGGAATATAACACCCATTTTTTATATAAATATTGTTTATTATATTAACCGATACCATTTATATCATACACATACTACCGTTTATGTCTTTTCGGTAAATATTTTGTATATCCGCCTTTATAGAACATTATTGCAGATTATTGTATAGGGATTATATAATCCATTATATAAAAATATAAAAAACTACGCATACTATATACATATTTATTTAGACAATGGTTTCTTCTAAGTTAAATGATTCAATAAACTATAAAGAAAATAGAACCATAGAAGATGGTGATTTGGGAGCTTCATCCGTTGTTTATGAAATGGAAATAGAAGACCGTGCTATAAACTTTGTATTAGGAAAACAGAAATACACATATGCCGGAAAAAATGTGTTATATTATCCTATTTATTTATTAAATGAAAACAGGATAAAGGCCCAAATAGGCGTATTTGAATTGAAATCAAATCAGGCCTTGAATATATTAGATGACGATGGAGATGTAGATTTGAATGTATTAGAAGAACCACTATTGTATAGTTTTGTTACTAGTGCATTTTTAGACAAGGCATTAAAACCTAAAATTGTTCCAGTAAAAGAAATTGCTCAGGAAGAAGATACCGACGATGAAAATGAGCATTTGAAATCCGCAAGTTCTAAAGCAAAATCCGAAAAAGATGAGCCTGCTGGCCTGGAAGAAGGTGAAATAGATGAATCTGGGGAAGTGTCGGATGATGATGAAACGGATCCAACTAGTCTGAAAGTCCCCGACTCAGTTCATGCTGAACAAGCAAAATCATTGAAAGAAAAAACCAAAAATGGGTTATTAGAAATAAACGAGGACTATCAACATCCTGCATTATTAAAAGAAGAAGATGCTAAAGACGACAAAGAAATAAAAGCCGAGTTCAAAGAAAACGAAAAACAACCCTGGATACAAAAATATATGAAAAACCCGAATTATGAAATAGTAGAAGTAGAGTCTAATGGGAATTGTTTTTTCGCAAGTGTCCGCGAGGCATTCCGCTCCATTGGATATAAAACTACTGTAGACAAATTGCGTTCAGCATTAGCCCGAGAAATGCCCGAACGTATTTTTACCGATCAACTTGAACTGTTTAATGTGTATCAAAGTAATATCAATGAACTTGAAAGCCGAATAAATGCCATTAAAAAGGAGAACGCGGAATACAAGAAACGTATTAAAAAAGCAACCCTGGAAGAACGCGAGGAGATATTGAAAAGGGGCGCTGAACTGGCAAAAGAAACAAAGGAAAAACAAAAAGAAAAAGCAGACGCCGAACATGACCAACAATTATATGTTGGTTATATGAGCAAAATCAAAACCATAGACCAATACCGAGATTATATACAAACACCTAGTTTCTGGGCCGATGCCTGGGCTATATCTACAATTGAACGGTTATTAAACATAAAAGTCATTATTATGTCTCAAATGGCATACAACGATGGTGCAATGCACGGAGTATTAAACTGTGGCGAAATAAACAAACAAATACAAGACCGCGGGGTTTTCAATCCGGATTACTATATTATTGTTACCTATAGCGGCAACCATTACCGTCTTATCACTTACAAGGGCAAACGTATATTCACATTCCGTGAAATACCTTACGGTATAAAGGTTCTCGTTGTAAACAAATGCCTAGAGAAAAACGCCGGGTCATTTTATTTAATAGAAGATTTCCGCAATTTCAAAGCTAGACAAGGTATTCATCCTGATACCGGCAATCCGAAAAAGTCCGAAGAAGAAGCGGATGCCGATGAATTAAACCGAGATTTATACGATGATGATACAGTGTTTATGTTCCATCAACATTCAGAATTGTCCGCTAAACCCGGTAAGGGGTCGGGTGAAAAAATCGCGGTTGAAAAAATCCCGCAATTTTCGGATTTAGCAAAAACGAAAGAATGGCGGCGTATGTTGGATGATACATGGCCTGGTGTAGTTTTATCCGTAGATAACCTCAAATGGATGTCAGCCGAACATTACATACAAGCTGCCAAGTTCAAGGGCGGGTTCCCCGACTTTTATAAATCATTTTCTATAGAATCAGAGAGTGATATATCTAAGGATGTGGAATATGCTAAAGCCGCAGGTGAAAGTGGAAAACTGAAGAAAAAACCCGCTGATGGAGGAAAAGCCAAAGAAATTGTATTGCGAGCGAAGGAAATACATTCGGATGAGAACTACGATGCCGATGAAGTGCGCAAAATGGCAATCCATGCCAAGTTCTCTCAAAACGAGGATGTAAAACAAGTATTATTGGCAACCAAAAAAGCTAAATTGTTGCATTTTTCACGCGGAACAGCAGGAAATACTATAGATATTCCATTAATGGAATTACGACGTAAATTGACAACTGCATAATGCCCTAGTAGAAAATATATATATTTAAACAAGTTAAACAGAAAATTGAAATACATTTTATATATTATTGTATAGCAGATTTCAAACCCATTATGAATACCCCAATTGAACAAACTACTATTGCCACTACTACTACTATGACCGATACCGATACTACTACCAATACTACTACAGATACTACTATAATGTCAGTGCTTCAATTTAATCCGATAGATAACACACTCGTAGTTCCTATATTTGCAAATGACAGCACAAAAAGCGAAGGAGACCAGCCGCAATATCAATTTGGCGTATTGGAAATATCAACTACAGAAAAAGAAGCGTTGCCGTATACATGGGATGTCAAGTTTGACGTGGATTGCTCAGGTTCAATGTCAGACAAATGCGCGGATGGACGTGAAAAAATGCATCATATCAAACATGTGCTCTCCAACATTTTGCGCCTATTTGCCACATACAGCCATATGAGATTCAATGTGAGCGTGGAAGCATTTGACGACAAGTTAAATCCAATATTTGACTTTGTCCAGATTACTTCTAAAAACATAGAATCATATATTGCAAAAATCCACACTATTTATCCCATAGGCCAAACCAATCTAATGCTACCTTTGCGACAAACCCGTAAGCAAATGGCCGATCGAGCAGCCGAGTTTCCAGCCCATAAACGTCTGCATTTCTTGCTAACTGATGGCGTTGATACATGCGGCAATTCATCGGCTAAAATCGTGAATACAGTTGAACCTCAATATGACACGATTGTATTTGGCTTTGGAATTGACCACGACTCGCAAACGCTGATGGCTATTGGCGAAAAACCATGCTGCGAATATGCATTTATCGCAGAACTGGAAAAAGCAGGTATTGTATATGGCGAATATATCCATAATGTGTTATACAGAAGTGTTGAGGAGATGCGTGTATTATTGGAAAACGCGGAGATTTATTGCTGGAAAACCAACACATGGAACACGTCGCTTACGATTGGAAATATTGCCAGCGGATTGAAAAAAACATATTATGTAAGAACCACTAACCCAATAAATACAGTCCAAGGCGAAATACATGGTTGCGAATGCACAATGGATGGGGTTCGCACACTTGCTAAGTTGGATGATATAGCCCAATTGCCTTATTTAGTTAATTCGGCTGGCGAAATAGTTGCCGAAAGCCTCATTTCGTTTAACGAACATGCATTAAGACTCAAAACACTAGAGTTGCTACACGAGGTTGCGCATTTAGATGATGAAAATCCGACTGACGCTGGCGACCTATCTCAATCCATATTTGCCTCTTCTAATTGGGCGCTTCCTCCTAGAAAACCAGTCAAGTATTACAATAATGTGAAGGTTGCTAAAGAAAAACTGTCGGAACTCTATCGCAAGATTCGCGATTACAAAGTCGCAACATTTGGCGAAGAAACGGAAAATACATTCTTGGCAGCTTTGATGGATGACCTCTATGTTGCTCGCCGCGGACTTGACCATCATAATGGGCGTTTATACACAATGAGCAGGCAGCGAACCCAGGGAACTCAAAATGTTTATACACCAACTAATATTGATGACATGCTAACACCTTCAGTGAGCCACAATCTTTGCTCATCCACTCCTAGGGCAAATTATGACGACGACGATTATATGGGATTACTTGACGATATTGTCATACCTGAATATACATCAGCTCCATACACACCTATGGCACCGCGAACTAGACATCCCACTGCAACCGATACCGTTATTGACTCAGATGAAAAAGATATACTTAGCCACAATATTTCGTGCGGAACACAAGATATCAACGCAACGCCCAGGATGTTGCAGATTATTCGCTCAACTAGCGATGGGTCAAGCGAAAATGATTTGGCGTAAAATGTTAGCAACTCCATCTCACCCTTTTGTATATTATATGATTTGTTGTATGATTTGTTTGTAAAATATATTATAATTAACTAGCTTGTTTTTTACAAAATTATAAAAAACAATAATGTCTCCGTGATTTTTAACATTACACCTTTTAACATTTCAAACGCCGATTTTTCTTAAAGATAAACTATAATATTTCTTGTATTGTAATCTTTACCAATGTGTTGTTTAACATTTTTATCAATAATTTCATATTTACCATACCATATGTATTCTGTTTTTTTTCCGTTTTTTCTAACCCTATAAAGATATATATTTTGTGTTTTATTTATGTTTAATAATGGTTCATTAAATTTTTGTTCAGTTTCATCTTGATCTCCAGTATGTCCAAATAAAGTATATTGTATATTATTTATATCACTCATATCATCATCGTAATAATAAGTATTGTCAACAGATTTTAGTATTGTAGTTTTTTTTTCTATTCTTGGATTTATCCCTGCACCACTATATGGTTTACACCCAGTTTGATTTATTATAAATGTCTCTATCCCATCAGCACCAGACCATTTTGAAAAAGTAATTGTTGTCATAATTAGTATTTTATATTGTTATTATCTTTTTTATATTATTAGTTTCAATTTTTTATAAAACAATCGGCGTTTGAAATGTTAAAAGGTGTATATTTAGCCAAACGATAATAAAAATATGTTTTTATTTTTCAACGGCATTTAGAAAATTGAAATACATTTCATATATTTATTGTATGTCAGATATAACTCCCATTATTATTTCGCAAACTTATTTAAACACTATTAGCTATAATACAATATCCTATTACTCAACTACCTTCAATATGAATACTACTACTGAACTACCCTATTTTAACAGCATTTATATCCCCAATCTCCCAGATGATTTGATGCTATTAGGTAAAAATATCAGCAATGCAGACGGTCTAACTCGCTTATTTGGATACCAGCTACCATTGGGAAGAGTTAAGCGTGTAGATATAGCAACTCGTCCTCATCACAGCGGAGCTCATGTAAAATGCGCATTTGTGCATTTTGAATACTGGTTTTCTGGCTCTGAGAACATGCGAATCCAATTAGCAAAACACGATGTCGGTGTCCGATTGTATGGACCACATCAGTATGCTAACTTCTATAGCTCAACGAATAGTTCATTTGAACGCTTCATTACGCTCAAAATTAACAAAGCCCCTATAGAAGAAGTTCCAGAACTTGAGGCAGATAAGATGAACATCCATCAGCTGGTTGATAACTATAAGCGATTGGAGACAAAACTCGCCGAAAAAGACGCCATGCTCACAAAGCTAGAGCATCTACTCCTTGAAAGTCGTGCTACGGTTGAGTTTCTCAATAACGAGAATAACGAACTAAATCGCATGTATAGTGCCAATCGCGAGCACTTGGTTGATATGGAGTTTGAGCTGATAGCAGCCAGATGCGCAGCCGGCGACGTAGGTGAGCCAAATGATGGCGGGCCAATGACTCTGGATGAACTAGAAACATGTTATTCACCTAGTGATGGTCCGATGACTCTGGATGAACTAGAAGCACAATCGCCTAGAGATGGCGGGCCGATGACTCTGGATGAACTAGAAACATGTTCTTCACCTAGAGATGGACCGATGACTATTGACGAGCTAGATACTTCTGAATCCAAGGAAGAAACGCAGCTGGTAAGACTAACTCCAGGTAATGTATCTCAATATATTGGATATGAAATAATGTTCAAATCTCGTGGTAAAAACGTGGTATCGCGAATCATCAGCGTATCCAGTGGGCTTAAAACTATCAAAATTGACTACCCAGATTTGCAAAACAACTTGGAAATTGTATCCAGAAAAATATATGTTGTTGTGTAATAAAAACTCCTAAATATTCTATAACCAATAAAAATATAAAAACCAATAAAATCGCCTAAATATTCTATAACCAATAAAAACTAAAAACTAAAATGCGGTTGTGCCTAAATATTCTATAACCAATAAAACCCATAAAAACAATAAAAATAAAAAATAAAAACCATTTTTATTTTTTATTATGAAATAACGAAGTTGACATTTGTATATTTATAAGACAAATACAAATCCGTCTTTTTCTAAAATATTGCGTAGCCCGTTCATATCTATTTCATTAAACGATACCTGTTCTATGCGTTCCAGTATTGCGCTATTATCTGAATAATTTGCAACATCAAACATCTTTAGAATAGACAATAAAATGTCATAATCCGTTATATAGCTCGTATTTTGTAATACCCAATTGTAGAAACCATACTCATGTGAAGTTCGTTCTCCTGAGTTTGTATATTTTTCATACAATTCAACCGTTTCGCTTAAAGATGTTTTATTGTCGCAATTGTAATCCGTTCCGGATAAAACCGCGATTTCCCTAAATGTAGGTATATCCATTTTCAAATCTCCCAACATTGCCGAAAAATCATAGAAAATTACATTATGATTTACCAAACTAAAATGCCTAAATACTCTCGGACATCCATAAACGAACATATCCATATCATCGCTCATACACCCCCATGCTTTTCCCGACAACACCAATTGCATACACAATACGTCTGCTTCGCCTTCAGCTTGTTCGTATTTTGCACCATATGCAGTAATAAGGGATTTTGTTGTTGCTAAATTGTCATAGGAAATACTGGTTGATTCGCGTTTCAATAAATCCATTTCTTTCCGCAATTCTACCTTTTCATCTGCGCTGTCATTCATGGCATCGTATTCTTCCTTCAGTTTATTGTATTGCTCCTCTGACGCCTTTCGTTGTTGCCGACGTTTCAATAACAATTCGCGCTTTTCTTTGGGCGGTTTTCCATCGAAAACAAATATTGGGACAATATTGTAATGCCTAAATAAAGAAATCATCAAATAGAAATGTTCGGTTAATGTATTATCTGCCATAAACTTGTATAAATATATACTCGTATCCACTGCAATAGTCTTCCCATTCAATTCGGATAAATGCATTTTCCGTATATTATTCTTATTGCATTTTTCCATAAGGAACTTGTTTAAATTGTGAATGCCCATTATATAATTATGCTAATAATACTAATAGTCGGGTTGTATTTAATAATATGTATAGTTTAGAATATAAATTGTTTCTAAGTTTTATTCAATTTTATACTATTTTATCAACTATTTATTATCCTACTTCAATATATAATGAAACCTATTACACGTAATTTAAAACTGTTTATAGATAAAAACTGTTCCTCGCCATATAATGAAATTGAGAGAACGTTTCGGTTTTCTTCTTCACAATCCAGCATATTTCAAAATATACATGAATTGATACGCGATGCACATATAGAATGGTTCAATGCACCTAACCCCGTTTTGGAAATAGACCCAATACAACAAGGACAATTATATAATGATATACCGGAGAACTTTATACGAATTATTGAAACAACACTTAGTCAGCAAAAAACATTCCAAATGAATATCGGCGGTCGCGATATTTTTGTAGCATTTTATGCCGATAAACACAAATCGCATTCCGCCAAAAGATGGAATGAATATTTAAAGAAAATATTCATATGGCTAACAGTTATATCACAATTTGCAAGTACAGCATGTGTAAAAACATTGTATGTGTATATCTATTTAACCCATGAAAAAAAACAGCTGCCTGCCGACCCATCCACTGCATTGGGGCGAACCCATGCAAATACTGCCTTTACTACTTCATGCACCTCAAATACCGAAATACATTTGTATAGAGAAGAAGAATGGTTCAAGGTATTTATTCACGAAACATTTCATTCCTATGGCCTGGATTTTTCAACAATGGATAATAGTCCAGCTAACCAAAAAATACGCGAAATATTCGGGATTTCCGCAGATGTCCGATTATACGAAAGCTATACTGAGATTTGGGCAGAAATAATTCACATCTGTTTTTTAGTGCATTTTCAAATGGTTAATGCGCCTAAATGGGAGAACGTTGATAATTTTATAGCCAAAATAAGGGATATTTTGATATACGAAATCACGTTCTCTTTATTGCAATGTGCTAAAGTATTGAAACATAGCGGATTGACATATGAGGATATTGCTAAACAAGATGCCGCATCTAAACAGAAAATTTCCCGTTTATATAAAGAAGAAACCCCACTTTTTTCCTATTATATAGTTAAATCGGTGCTATTATTTTTTGCAAACGATTTCGTGGAATGGACCATGATACACAATCGCGGTTCATTCAATTTCCAAAAAACGCAACAAAACGTGGATGCCTATATACAATTTATACAAAAGCATTCAAAAAACCCTAAATATACGAAAACAATGAAAATGATGGAAGAATGCCTAAATCATTCTTCGCAAAACTCTGTATTGAAAAACGAACCCGGATTGAATAGTATGCGTATGACTTTACATGAAGACTAGTATACAAAAATGGACTGGGTATTATTTGTCGGCATCTGGCTTCATAAAATCAAGTTGTTTGTATTCCTTCCACGATATTTTTTTACCTGCATTCGGTTCTATTTTTTGAGCAGCGTATTCTTTGTCCAAGTTTTCACCCCGGCGCAACGCAGAATCTACATACAATTCCTTCAATAATTTGCCTACTAAAACCGACCCTTCATGCTGGTCTACTTGTCCATCTTCAATTAATTTCAATAATTGGAGAACTTTAGACATAATATCTAAATCCAATTCATCCTTCAATATTTTATTGAAAATATCCGTATAGTTTGTGAAAAGAAAAATCGCTTTGTTTTGACACAGTTCCAAAAAGGTTTGAGGGTCAGTTGCCATTAATGCACGTTCATTTCGTTTCAATAGTTCAAGTGTTCGTATGTCATCCCTAATACGAATACTATGTTTCAATTTACGTATAGTTTCGGTATTGTTTTCACAATCCGAATTATCCAATAACCTTTTTAGATTTAGCTTTTCTTCGGCGTTCATTAGTAATATATAGTATTTAAGCGTTTTTATATGTTTTAACACGTATTATATAAAAACTGCAATATATATATTGCATGACCGATAAAGCACCTGTTTCTATATTAACAGCTTCTCCTAAAATACATTACATGGCAGTAATAATATTTGCAATATTATTTGTTATTGGATATGGGTTTATACGTACAGACTATTTCAAATCCCTGAACGACTATATTGGTAAATGGATTCCCATGTTTTCAAGTAGAACCCAAAATAATAATGCTATAGATGATTCGGATAAGGATTCGGATAAGGATTCGGATAAGGATTCGGATGATGATAGCATTGAACCCGGCAATACTACCGAACCAAGTATGCCTGTTTCGCGAAGAACTATAAACACAAAGGGCGATGGGTCTGATAAATCTCGCAATGATGAAGAAATACAAGATATATTATCACCCTTTTAGCAATAATATTATTGCTATTTTTTATCTATGAATTATTTATATAATGAAGCTTAGAGGTATTCATATCATATTTATTGTCATATTGGTTTTTGCAGTTTTAACTATTACATCATCCGATTCAGTTGTACCATACTCCAAAGACACGTTATTTAGTAATATGTACAAATACGAGGGTATGGTAGGCATGCAACAAGGCAATGCCAACCAGGCAAATCCACAGCTTCCCCCCGAGGCAACACAGCCTGCTAAACCACCATCTCCATTAGGAATGGACGAGTTCAAGAAAATAATGTCATCTATGGGAAACAAAATCGCTGGAGGTTCTGATAATGCACAACAATCCGACGAATCTAAAAAAAAAGTTGAAGGATTTGCGTTGCAACCGGCGCCTTTCGCTAATTCTGCAGTATTAGACGTATTTGGTAAAACCCCATCTGGTCCTCAATGTTTTGGCCGAAGCAGTGGATATTCCAAGTCGCTTGGTCCATTATGTTTTAGTAAAGAAGATGAGAACTTGTTGCGTACACGAGGAGGAAACCAAAGTGGAACATGCATTGGAAAATAAAAATCTAATCATATAAGATTTAGCTTGTAATATTATTTGTATAAATCATGCACAAATAATATTTTCTGTATAATTACGGCGATTACATATTGATATATAATGTATATGCCAATATCATTCCAAAAAAGTTTTTAGCAAATAAATCTAGTATATTAAATGCAATATTTTTCCAGTAATAGGACAATAGAGCAACTAATCCATACAATGACCATATACTGAAAAAAATCCAATAAAGAACTTTTCCGTAAAAAGATGAATGTTTAGCAAAGTTTTCGTGAATAATTACAAAATAAACAATAAATGGCAAAAATCCGCAAAGAACTGCCAATTTATTGTCTAGTTCTCCTATTTCTCCTAAATATCCGAAAATCAACATTATCCAATTTAAAAAGAATATTGGTAAAAACAATCCTAAGTTTTGTTTTAAATATTCCCAAAGAGACATCTCTTTTACGGACTGTTTCTTAGACGCAGTATTGTTTGTATGCGGGGATTCTATTAATGGCGCAAATTGTTCCGTCGGTTTATCACGTTCTCCTAAATAGTCTAAATACAAACACATCGTAAATAACATGGTAGGGGTTGTTATAGCCCAATCATAATATCTATTCGGTGTAATATTTTTTACATGAGAAAAAATGGATGCAAACCATACATAGAATGTGCCTTCAATAAATTGAACAAATATCTCCAATTCTAGCATTTTTTTTATAATTGAAAGTTCTCCTGCTGCTGGAAGAAAATACACATATATGTCTACGATTCCTGTTAATACTTGAATAAATAATGATGAATATACAGTTGATTTTAAAATATTATTTAGGCCTACCTTGTCCATTATATATATAATGATAGAGGACTTCTATAAAGTATTTCCACAAATAGTGCAATATGATATTGTCATGCTTTTGTCGGGATTTATATCAATCAAATCGCTAACAATGGCATGATTGCAGTGTTTATGCAAATACTTATGCACTCCTTTTAATATGCTGAAATAATCGGGGGTTTGTTTATTAACAGGCATTATTTCCAGTTGCTGTTTTACTGATAGCATGATTTCAACTTCTAGGGTTTGCGTTCCGTCTTCGGACATTAATTGTGATACTTCGGTATTAGTGGTATTCGTTTCGTTGGACATTTTTGTATTATATGTATTGAGAGCAGTTATATTCAGATATGATTGTTTGATTGTATAAAACTATTATACACACTATATTTCAATTTTATTAGATAACCCTACCAAATTGCATATAAAATCCATATGTTTGTAAAATATTTTTTTGGGAAATATACTTAAAGATTATATCATAATATATGTATCAAATACTACATCAATAACTGTGTCAAATGACTACTTTATCCAATATATGTCAATCGCCATGTGAACCTCAAAATACAAAAGAGTTTGACATGGATGTGTGTGGATATGTAAATGCCGAGAGAAAGTCTAACTCCCCCCTAGAAGATGTATATAGCGAACAAATTGCAAATGCACAAGAAGCTATACGATTAGCCAAAAAAATCAACCCCGACATAAAAAGCAAAATAGAAATCATAACCTATATTCAAGATGATACATTGGTATGTGTTAAAGTGCGCGATATGGCATCAGGGTTTACTGGAATACAAAATATGCAATCCAGAGAAATGTTCAAACTGTTCCATCATTCTTCTAGAGAAAGTACCGGATTTAGCGAATATGGTATTGGCGGAAAACTCAAAAACATGATTTTAGCAAGAAAAATAACATATAAAACAAAGACCAACAGTGGTCCCAATGAAATGTCTATATGGGATGTGGATAAGTCTATTGAAAAAAACTCCATAACCGATGCAATAGAATATTCCAGGGAAAATGTGGAGTTTCAACTAGATGATGGATATTACACCGGAACGGAACTTATTTGCGAAAATATTACAGAACCATATCGCACACAAGAGATTGCCGAAAGTATTATAGACGTATCCTATAACCCAGATGAAGAAACACCTGCCGAATATCAATTCCGCGTAGATGGGTTATACAAACGATTATGTAAAAAATACATAAAAATTGATGAAATGTGTCCTATTTATTTTATTGTGTATAAAGATGGCGAACTCATTGCCAATAAACAAATTATCCCCAGTACGGATTTAGCGGATTATAGAGAAACCGTTGTTCTTCATATTTACGAATCCATGTCCACAAAAAAACTCCGCGTCTTGTATGAAAAAGACGACACTTGGCACGAAAGTGAACCGTCCAATGGGAAAGATGTTTTCAGGAAAGACGCCAGTATTTTAAAACCCGACAAAATCGCGTCCATCCAATCCAATTATATTTTCAGGTCAAATATAACGATAATTTGTTCTACCGATAATCGCAATATCAATAGTAAAATGGGATATGACACACATCGCATAGTAGATGGCGGAGGAACTATAAAAACGAACCCCGAAAAATTGCGACTAAAATGGTCTAAATGGAGTAGCCATAGAACTCGTTATGCGGCATTTCGCGGGGCAATTTTATATGACCGTAATAGCGACATTTATTTGAATAGCGACAAGGCTAAAACCACGTCAGACGACCGCCCTTTTCACGACCTTATCAGATGGAATATATTGCACATAACCGATAAATATTTTGCCAAAATGAAAACCGAAAATGGTTTCTATGACACAGATGTTCCAAAAAAACGAAAAACATCTGAACCACCGGTTTCTTTAGCACAATACAATCCACCGGTTTCATCACCAATGTTGTCATACAATTTAGACCAATATGATACCCGTGAAAAACTCATAGAATTATTATGTATATTACACAAAAAACCTGGTGATAAACAATTAGCTGATACGTTTAATCGGTTGGCTAGTTCAGATACTGTTCTGAAATGTGCTATAGTAGAATTACACGCAAACTCTTGCGAACTTCGTTCTCCTGAGTATTCGCGATATCCGAACGCGAAGCGGTAGGATATCTTCGCAGTTTAGCGACTGGCCGTATGGAGTAAAAATCCATATATCCAGGTGCCCCCACCCCAGTGGGCATCAACTACATGGTATTTTCATATAAGAAAATTGAAATACTTTTTTTATTATTGGTTTATATCAGATTTAAACCCCTGATTATGCATTCCCAAAAACTATTTAAAAACTCTTCATTAACAACCAATAACTCACCAAATAACTCAACTATACCCAATCAAACTACTATGGCTCATATTACAAACCGTTCGTCTATTAGTAATGAAGTATTGGCTTTGTTAGCAAATCCACACGTTAACCTATTAAACCTTCCTCATTTTAGAGGTTTAGTGAAAAAGGTACGTCATGGACACTATTCTTTCAAAACTGCCATAACTGATATTATTGATAACGTGGTTTTAAAAGCCAATCGCATTAACATAACTGTCCAATTTCACGAAGGTAAGCTACATAGAATTATTATATCTGATGATTATGCAAATGGTTTTGAAAACATCAAGGAGACCGGAACAGCAAATCCGATGAACTGGACGCATTCCAGAGAAGGTCAAGCGAGCGACAGCGAAACATCTGAATACGGAACTGGGTTGAAGGAAGCATCTTGTTATTTGGCAACAATTATGCGCATCTTTACACAGGCAGTGAAAGACGCCGAAGTGTCTTTTCACAAAGTAGAATGCAACTTTGACGAAATGGTCAAACGGGAAGTTCCAGTAGCATCTTTCATGGTTGATATTGCAGAAATCGGAGAGGCAACATATCAAGAAGAGCACCCATTTGAAACCGGGTCAACCATTGTATTGGACAGTATTCGCGCAGAAGATACAGAGTTTGCCAACGAACAGCAATGCATTGATGTGCTAAAGGTTATAATTGCAGAGGCATACTCCGATATCATTGCAAGCAGACCTGAACTAGCTATACGTGTCAATGAAGTGCATGTATTACCCGAACATGACCATTTCCGAGCAGTTTTACATGATGACGATTGCTTATTACGCAGGATTAATACCTTTGTAGCAGTAGAACTCGGCATGATTAATGGGGTTCCAAAAGTGGTCAAAACAATGGCAAAGGTCATTATTTCAGCACATGAGCAAATATATTACGACTTCACCGAAACTGATACAACTGCAAAATCAGCAAAGGAATCAGTCAGCATTCGCGAAATAACAACTGAAATCGGCAAACAGCAATGTGAGCGCATGATTGCTGATAATAACATTCGCAAAGCGAACATTGTTTCATGTAGCACAAATGGAACACGACTTGAAGAAACACATTTGTTCAAAGGCGCGGTTAGACATAAGCGAAATGGCAGAAATTACGGCGATGTTCAACTGGTCAACTTAATCGGCGCTATGTCTAATGATGGCTATCTCAATCACGTATATCATGAAATCGCATGGAAGTCAAAGGAATTGAATCCTCATCTTGGCATTTGCAGCAACAAACAAATTAATACAGAAAAAAAAGGCATGTTGCGTCTATCCATTTGCAAACTTTTAGGAAAATTAAACGCCCGCCTAAAATCAAAACAAAAAAAATCAAGAAGATCATCTGGCGACAATGACAGCGACAATAGTTCAATTTCTAGTGCAGTATCATCTGAATCAGATATTTCCATGGCATCAGCAGCTTCATCTAATCGCCGTAGAAGAAACCAAGCAACCGCTATTACAGAGACTATTCGCCGCGTAGCTACCACTACCGCCGCAGCGGTTGCCTCTGCAGCACAACCTCCTGCGCCTGAACCCGAACATGAAGTTGCTGTAAATAATGCTATCACAGAAGAACCTAGACAGCCAGGTATACTAGACGTGATTATGGCAAGATTGGACGACAGTATTGCTGCAGCTGAAAATACATTGGCCGAACAAGTTCCATTACCACCAGCACAACCAGCCGTTCCTGAACCCGAACCCGAAGCACATGCAGCACCTGAAGCACCTGCTGCGGCAGCAGCCCCTGGACAATTACAACCGATATACACACGTATAACTAACCAAGACCGAACATACCTGACATGCAAAGACGCTAAAATAGCATTAGAAAATATCAGCATATATGCCAACGAACATCCCAATAGTCCAGAAGTTGAAGAAGACCTGATGAAAGTTATTACTGCTATTGCAAATCAACGTGGAAAACATAGATGTTTGATTGATATAATAAAACATCTCATGGTCAGAGGAATTACTGACGACGCACATGTTGTAGGTGGGTCAAAGCTTGCTGAAATACATGGCAACTACATCAACGACGAAGACCTTTACTTATAAACATTTGTATAACCCCTGTATTTGTATAACCTGTATTGATGTTTATTATTGTTTTGTAAATAAAAATAAATGCTTTTTTATTTTTATTTGTTTTTCCTAAATATCCAGATTTCCTAAATATCCAAGGAAACAATGTTTTTATCGGACCTCTGTTTACGACGATTAGAACGTTTAGGCAAATTGCCGTTTTGTGCGTCTCTAAGAGAACTAATACTAATCATACTATCATCTTCGGTAGATATCACTGGGGCATGAATATCTACTGTGCGAGTCTTCAACCCAGCTAAAATATTATCTATGTCCGTGTTCTGGGGACCACGCATTTCAGGTCGCGCCATAGGAACTGACCTTGGACCATCAGATACCGAGGAAAAATTATTCCCCATGTCTACACTTTCTTCGCGGAACATTGCCCCGCGACTCGCTGATATATCCGGTCGGGTTGAAGGGCGTTCAGTGTATTGCATTCCGCGGCCGGGCATTGGTCCGTGATTTTTCGTCTCCACTGGCGGAGGTGGCGGTGGCCCTCGGGGCGTATTGGCTTGCTGTTCCTTCATCATATTACTTGCCATAGCAAATCCTGGAGAACTTTGACTCATACTACTCACCGTCGCATCAGTAAACATTTTCATCAATTCGGGACTTTGTTTGATAACATCATTGAACCCGGGGGTGGCAGAAGAAAGCGCCTTGTTTGTAAAATTGACTACTGCTGCAGAAAATCCGAGTCTCAGCAATAGCGACAATTCGGGGGCCATTTTACCGCCCTTATACTTTTCGTGCAATTCAGCGAATATTTCATCATAACTATCAATATCTTCACTTACTTGTTCAGCCCAACCGTCTAAATTGATACCAAATGGGTCAAATGCGGCATTGGCATATTCAATAGAATTAATACCCGTCATCAACCACCAACCCATCAACTTAGTACTGTCTTTCTTGCGCTTGTCTTCCATGGCTGTCTCATATTCATCTTCTACTTCTTCATAGGACGAATCCATTGTGAAACGTGTGCCATTTTTTAATTGTCCCTTCTCATACCACTCATCCAATTTCTTTATCATAATGCGTTTTTTACGGCGTTTCTCACGGTCTGTCATACGACTTGATGAAGAGTTCTCCATAGGAATGTCATTCATCTTGGAGAACCCATCCCAAGTGCTGGTATTACCGACTGATTCAGCAGTTGCTGACCCCAATTTAGAACTGGGTCCGTCATTATATGACGCAGATGATGTAGCAGCTGGTTCAGATTTACCAAAACCAAACATACTGCCTAAACCACTCAATACTTTATTATCGCTAAATAATCCACCGCCAGAAGAAGCCGGTCCGCTATTGGCCCCCGATAAGTCGTTCAATTCGCTTTCCAATTTGTCTAAATCTCCTAAATCTATATTAATATTACCGCCAGAGTTTGAACGTTTCTTGTCGTTCATCAATAATTCAATACCTGCACCAAAATTGACAGAAGGAGGTTCTCCGAAAGAAGATGGTCCGTCATTAAAATTGAGTGATATGGGTTCTAAATCGCTTAATCCTATATTAATTTCTTCCATAGTTATTTATGATAATCATACACTATTTATTTTTAAGTTCTCCGCATAACTAATTATATTTCCGCGTTTTAAATACCAAATACCTTGTAAAAATGAATCCGCTAAATCATCCCGCTTCGTCGTTTGTAATACACATTCCCAATTCACCCAATTGGAATTGTTTTCCAAAAAACGGCTGCATATTGCAATACCATCTTTCTTGTGTTGTTTGTAGGTAGTATTTTTTTCCGCCACAAAATCCTTAAGTTTATTAGACGATGAAACAAACTCTATGACAATATCCGGGCGACCACGCATAATAAAATACTGTGCCAACATACCCTGTATGGTTTTCATACGATTTGCTATAGTGGATATCTGGTTCTCCAAAATAACATGTGTAATAGTTCCATCTGTTATCTCTGGCATTTGGTCCAATAATCGTGTCATATTACGTCCTATTGAAATCAAATCCGTTTCATTGGCGGTTTTCTTTTTAGGAGCTTGGAGAACCCTGAAACATTTATCTTCAAAAAATGCTAATGCTTTTTCTAAAAGACCCTTTTTGGTAGTGGGTATAGTAGCAGGTTCTCCGGATATAGCCGTATTGCAAAATACGTCTAAAGTTCCGGGTTTATTGGCATTTTTCCTAAATATAGAATACTTTTCGGCAATGTCCAATAATTCGTCGCTTTTCATTTTTCTCAAAGCCGGTGGACTATGTTCCTTTTGAGGTATCAGAAACTCGGAGCGTTCAATCGCATGTTTTTCACAATAATATTGCCCGTTTTTTTCGTATTTAGCCTTTTTATTACATGATTTAGGAGAACTTACAGTTGTATTTTTCTTTGCCGGTTTTCCTTTTAAATGACATGTACAAAGAATATGTGTATTTTCCACTGCATCCATCAGGTTTAACACATCCCATTTTTGTATTGAAGGAGGAGAACATGCCATATCAAAAATGCAAAATGCCATGTTTTTTATACCTATATCAAAGCTAATAAGTTTTTGCATTTGAGTAGTATTATTATTATAAGTGGTAATAGTAATACTGCATAAAAAAATATGTTTATTATGTTTTTTAAATGAATATATATATATAAATGGAAGAAGCTACTAATAGCGAACCAACTAGAGAACAAAATGAATCTCAAGAAGGAGAACATACCGAATTATTGCCGAGCACATCAACCCCGCCGCCAAAGGCGGCGGAAAATGCCATAAATCAATCCATTGAAATCCAAATACAATCTATACCAGATGCGATAGATACTCCTATAGAACCATTAGTAGGTTCTCCATCGTTGCATGTATTTTCTATATGTCCCAATATATCATTATTTAGTTTAAAATGCAAGTCATATATTGCTATGAAAATAAATGACCAGGATACTAGACAAAAGTTTACTGTGTTATTGACATTATGTATGGAGTTTTACCGTATAGTAATAGGTTCTCTATTACTTTCGTTTGTCCCCCAAAAATGCGGCGACCACGTTTGTGGTATAACGGAGAACTTATACGCAGAAGGAGCGTATTATATCGTATATATTTTGAATCTTATGACACTAATAAGTTTTTCATTATTGTATTTAGTAGAAGTCAAACGCGAAAACCGGCTGATTACTTATTTAGATGTAAATACTGCTAAACCAACTGATGCGGTTAGTGTAGCCATTAGTCTTCGTGCATTACCAGAAATAAAAAGGGAGAACATTCTTTTCATGGATAAAATATACCAACAAATCGGGTGTTGTGCTATATCTGTATATGTATTTAATACCATTATAAGTGCCATAGTTATATATGGAAATTATTTAGATAACAAAACTGTAACCGCATTTTTAACAAATGTATTGTTTATGGGAAGCAAAGTAAGTGAAGTATACAGTATAGCAAATACGGAGAACAATATATTTTTCTCAGCTTATTTGAAAAATAAAGTGCAATACAATGATGTTGACCCGGATAAAATACCGGACGAAGAAATCGGGCAAAATATTGATAGTATAGAGGGTTCTCAAGATGAATACTAGTCATACTATTGCATAAACTTACTATTAGCAATCAATTGTTCTTGTGTAATTGCGGGGGAAACCTTACGCGCATTTAATTCTTCTCTAGAAAAATACAGGACTTTTAAATCACTTTGTTCATAACCCGGGGCGTTCGTTTTATCTAAATAAGACTTGTATGTATAAGGAGGTGTATAAGGAATTGTGGGGGCTTGTGCATAACGTGCAATATATCCAATATCATTCATCGTTTCGGCCAAGTTCTGTTTTATAATACTACTTGCATTGTCTGTTAAATATTGTCTGTATTGCCAATTTGAAGTTAATCCCGCCATTTTAACCAAATTATTGTTTACAACCGCTTCCGGTTGCCAAGATGCAACTATGACACGTCCGTCATTCATCATTGGTGGGACGTCTTTATACAGATTATGTGTTTGATATCCGTATATTGATTTAGGTCTATCCACAATAGGAGGGTATGCAGTTGTCAATTCAACACCATTGCTAAACATATTCAATAATATATATTCCACACATATATTATTCGCAAAAATTATTCATCTTCCAATAATTTCAATAATTCAGTTTTCTTCATTTTACTTGGATCGCTACATAATCCCTTTGAAATCACAGTTGCTTTCAAGTTGCTCAACGTCATTTTTTTGTATAAATCTTTTGGTGCCGTTTTTTCAACAACAATTATATCTACTGGTTCATTCACCGTGGTTTCTATTTTTCGGACAACTATTGGAGGTTCTTCTTCATTGGAAACTAATGAATAATCAATTTGTATATCTTGCACTGGTAGTTCATATATATCATCGGTTTCATGGGTGTCATTTAAGTTAATATGATTAATTTCATTATCATGTGATGATAATTCAATTTCTATAGTGTTAAGAGTTTCGCCCACATTTAAGTTTATAATTTTCACTCCATTTTCATTTGCAATTTCGTCATCAGATACAACTATTTTTGCATCATCCTCATCATCCTCATCCTCCTCATCCTCCTCATCCTCCTCATCCTCCTCATCCTCCTCATCCTCATCCTCATCATCCTCATCCTCATCATCCTCATCCTCATCATCCTCATCATCCTCATCGCCAGATTCACTTTCATCTTGATATTCACTATTGTGGATATTTTTATTATCCAATTGCACAGTGTATTGCATATGGTCATTTATAGCATGAAACATTTGTGCAGGATATTCTTGAGAAATAATATTTCCTAAATGTTCAGGTACAGCCCAATGTGAAACTGTTTTTCCATTTTCATTAGCGTTGTTCATGAAAATATTTGACAATTCCTCTTTCTGTGAAATCTGGTTTGCTCTTGTAAATTGTCCAATATTTTGTGTAGTATGGGACATAGCCGCCGATTGTTGTATATTACTTAATTGTTTTACTACACCAGCAACAATATCAAATAATGATTCATATTTTTGTTCAATTGACGATACTCGTTGTTTAAAATGATATACTAGTAATGCAACTAATAAAATAGTAATGCCTAAACTAATAAAAAAAAAGGTTTCTATAATGCTAAAAAGTCCCATTGATTTATAATATCACAATAAATAATACTTATTATATAAACGTATATAATGTATGCAAAACGTATATATAACCTAACATTTTTCTATGGCTCTATAATATAGATTATAACATGAGTTCCGCAGACCCATCTGTTTCGCCTAGTTTTACAGAATCTCTTCAATCATCACCAACTATTGCAACGGACAATACCGCCGGCTTTAGCAATACAACAATTATTATTATTCTATGTTGTATTATTGTTTTGATATTACTAAATGATAGTATTGGTAATATTTTTAGAAATATTGCAGCAATGGTATATGGTTTAATTATAAGAATACTTGCGCTCTTTGGATTTGTTACAGGGTCAGCTATAAATGTTACTGCAAATGTCGCCGGAAATGTAGCAAGAACTGGTGTGGATATTACTGAAGGAACACTTCATTCCGTTGGAAATATTTTGACTGGTGCCAATACTCAGGTCCAAGGACAACAACCCGATTTAGATAATACGCTAAATATTTCTACTTTAGGCCAGCAAAATATACAAATACCAGTTCCCGATACTACTGAAAATCCGATTCAAAATCCGATTTCTCAAGATAAAAACTCTTGGTGTTTAGTGGGTGAATATAAAGGTCGCCGTGGTTGTATAGAAGTATCACAACAGGATAAATGTTTATCTGGACAAGTATATCCTTCTCAAAAAATGTGTTTAAACCCTACATTGTCTCAAAATGCATAAATAATACTTTATGCGATTAAATACATAAAGTATTTTATATTATTATAAATATGGAACAGTTTACAACTATGGAACAGTTTACAACTATGGATTATTTACAACAATTGCAATCGGAATTGAACAAACACAAGTATTTACACCTTTCCTCATTCAAAACGCCCCCTTCGGGGGCAGTTATGAGTGAGGGATGTGCCGCCAATTGCGCATCTTTGATGCGAAATGGTGTAAATAAAAATATACCAGACCCCATCTCAATTGGATATCTAGCAAAGTCGGAAGAACCAGTTTCACCCGGGCGTCATACCGAATATTGTATAACTCAATTGTTGGAAGATTTAGCATGGTTGTCAAAAACCATTCATTTTACTAAATCCTTCTCCGATTATTCATTTGGTTCTACTCAAATAAACCATACCATAGATTTAGAAACTCCCATAGAAACGAACAATTTTATAATATCAGAAAAAACACCCTTTTTGAAATATAAAGATGTAGTAAAAAACAAATATCTAAACTTGACCAATGTATTAAAACAACTGTATAAAAATGCATTGTTATTACCAGATGCGGAACGGGTAATTCAGACTATATCAACTGATTTTAAAATAGAAAATGACCTATATTTGAAAACCCCCGAGTTCATATTTGACCATTTTATTTACCATATATACAGTTATAATCATATTTCAGATAACTATGAAAAAGTACTAACAATTTTAAAAGTATTTGAATATTTATATTACAAAACAATGAATTATGTAAATGAATTGGAGTTTGATATATTATCATTCCAAAAATCTGAATAATATTTGTGGTTATTGCCCACCAACATTATGAACATAACTATTATTATTATCCGAATAAGCCATACAATTATTACTTGTATTAACGGTACTAGTCGTATTGTATATGGCTGTATATGCAATTTCGGAAAAATATGCGTCCGGACCATAGTCTTGACTACCTGTATTTAATACTACGGTTGCCAATATGTTAATATCATAAATAATATTTGGAGGAGTGTATAAGTATATGTCATTTATTTCCAGGTTTCCTATGAAAATATTGGCAGAAAAGGGGTCCCCGCCGGATTGTGTTGTATCTAAATACATAACTGACAATTTATTTGTGGTTGTTGCGTTTGTTGGATTGTTAATTGTTATTGTTTGTATAGGTGTAGTGTTATAATGTATTTGAAGAACAATTTGAGTAATAGTTATAGAAACTGTATTTCTAGAAAAATCCAAATCATAATCGGTAGTAGTATTATTTACACCAGAAACTGATATAAAAATCGGTTCTGTTAATGAAAATGTAGTATAGTCATTTTTAATACCTTCCCGAATATAAATAGACATTATTGTTTTATCGTCAGTGTCCGACATTTCAACATCTGTATATGTAAAAATATTCCATTGTCTGGTGTCGGTTTGTATATATAAATTATAGCTACGATTATCATTGTAATTATATAATGGTATAGCTGGATTCAAATGGAGATATTCAATTGGTCCAGGGACATCACTTGATGTTGTAGGAACCGGTATTAAGTTCAAATCACATACTTTTCGGTTCATTACCGAAGTGGTAGACGACGCCACATTTGGATTGTTTATTAGATGCGAAAATGCCTGTTTTTTAGTAGTTCCATTTTGTTTTGTATTTTGCTGATTTGCCTTGTATTGTAATATCTCTGCCTTTCTTCGCATATCTAGTTGCGCTTGTGTATATTTAGGATATGGACTAACTGGATTGAATCGTATAGGTACTGTAGTAGGAACGCGAGACCGACGCAATTGGGTAATTGCATTGCAAGTAGCAACTGTAGTTGGATCTGTAATATTTTGTTGTGAGGTATTATTTACTACGGAAACTGAGTTTGTAGTGTTAGTGTTATTTATATATCTTATATCAATCAACATATTGGGATAATTCGCACGCGTATATGAATATATTGGTATATTAGCTAATGGTATAGTTGTATTTGGTATGACTAATTTCATTATAAGATTTGGACAATCTGACCCATTTAATATATTTCCAAATATAGTTGTTCCGATTGGATTAATAATATTAGTATAGACATTTATAGATGCAAAACTCGTGCAGCTCGTAAATGCATTATCACCTATTGTAGACAATATGGTTGGGAGTAATAGAGCACCCAGGTTAACACATCCTTGAAATGCACTTGTTCCAATTGATGTTACTTTACTTGGAATAATTACATTTGACAAATTACTACATGATTTGCATAAACTATCTTCAATTATTTTTACTTGCCCAGGAATATTGAGTGATGTAATAGAACTACAATTTTCAAATGCGCTAGCACCTATTGTTAAAATACTACCCGGGAGAGTCATATTCTGTATATTTGTGCAATTTTTAAATACACTATTACCCAAACTAGAAACCCTCTGTGGGACAGTCATATTAATTATTCCACTACAATCCTGAAATGCACCATTACCGATGGACAATATACTATTTGGTATAGTAAAAGATACAAACCCATAACATCCTTTAAATACCCGATTACCTATTGCAGAAATACTAGTAGGTATAGTCATAGTAGTTAGTCTATAACAATTTTGAAACGCATTATCACCTATTGAAACTACATTAGATGGAATTGAAACCGAAGTAAGTTTACTGCACCCTTGGAATGCATATGCTCCTATGGTAGTTACTTTAGGAATACTTGGAAATATACTAAGATTAGAACAACCTTGAAACGTATTGGCGCTTATACTGGGTAAATTGGTTATATTTGGTATAGTAAATAAATTGGTGCATCCTGCAAACGCACTAGGTCCAATAGATGTTATATATTCAAACGTAGATATATTATTATTATTATTTATAAACCCAAAACATCCCTGGAATGCACTCGTTCCAATAGATTTGCAATTGGCAGAAATCGTGAGGGTGGTTAATCCATTACAATCTTGAAATACACTAGTATTTATACTAGTAATACTATTATTTGGAATTATAACTGAAGTTATGGATGTGCATCCTTGGAATGCACTTGGTCCGATTGTTGTTATCCCGGATAAATCTGGTATGGAAATCATCTGATTACAATTTTGAAATGCACTTTGTCCAATAGTTTTTATAGTTCCTGGTAAAGAAATAGATAACATATTTGTACATCCTTGAAATAAGCTTTCGCTTATAGTGGTTATATTACTCTGTATGACTGCTGTGGATAACCCTGTACAATCTTGAAAAACGCTAGCACCAATAGCAGTTATTATAGATGGCAGGAGTATAGACGCCAATGTAGCGCATCCTTGAAAGGCACTCTGTTCTATAGTATTTACATTAGTTAGGGAAGGTAATGTAGTTAATGAAATGCAATTTTTGAAAGCATTTGCTTTAATGGTAATAATTGCTGACGAAATAGCAACTGTTGATAAAGATATACATCCTTGAAATAAACTTGTATTTATTGTATTTATATTACTATTTATGATTGCACTGGTTAATCCAATACATTCTTGGAAAGCACCTTCACCGATTGAACTTATATTATTTGGCATAACTATTGTAGTCAAACTAGTGCATCCTTGAAATGCGTTATTTCCGATTGTATTAACTGCAGTCAAATCAGTTAACATACCAGAATATAATAAATTACTACATCCTTGGAATGCATACATGCCAATAGATGTTATAGTATTTGGAGTAAGTATATACATTAATAATATGCATCCCTGAAAAGTATATGCACCAATTGTTGTTATAGAACTTGATAAATTGATAGATACCAACGATGTACATCCTTGAAATGCTCCAATTGCCATAGAACTCACACTCACTGGAATAAATGCCGATACAATATGTTTATTTCCAGCAAAATAATTTGCATTTATACTTTGAGGCATTGTAGTTGCCCTATATGTATACAATTGGCCACTTGTATCATATTTTACATAAGTTATGTTTCCAAATGTAGTTGTATTTCCATAATCATAATTTACAGTGACCTCTATATAACTTACTGTTGTAATTATAATTTGATGAGGAAGCTTACCTGGAACTTGATTGTAAGATTGGTCTATGTATTTATATATGGGTGTATTATTTATATTTATTGGAAAAATAACTCCCTGAAGAGATATATATGCATTTGTTAATGAATAACACCGGTCAAATTGATTTATACCTATATTAGATATACTATACGGAATTGTTATATATGCCATATTTGAACAATCTATAAATACTGCATCGCCTAGTGTAGTTAACGAGTCTGGTAGATTTATTTTTGAAAGGTTTACACATTTTTGAAATCCGTTTGTTAAAATGGTATTCACTGAACTAGGCAATTCTATAGTTGTTAGTGAATAACAATTCTGAAAAGCATTTTCACCAATGACATTTATACCCTTTGGTATATTCACTGTAGTTAAACTATAACAATTTTTGAAAATACCATTATTTATACTTGTAATACCATTTGATAAAGTGGCTGTAATTAACCCAGAACAATCCTGAAATACTTGTTGTTCTAAATATATTACACTATTTGGTATTACAATAGAAGTAATACTTTTACAATTTTGAAAGGCATTATTACGTATATCAGTAAGACCATAATTAAGATTAACTATAGATAGGTTTTCACATAAATTGAATGCATAACTATGAATAACGGATACTGAACTAGGTATTGTTATAGATGTTATTCCAGATGCATAAAATGACCAATTTTGAATATCATTTACATTTGGCGGAATAATTACATTTGATAATGCTCTACAGTTTGCAAATGTATATTCGCTTATACTTGTAAAGTTAGAATTAACTGGTAATACAACAGATGATAAACGCACGCAACCGTTGCAAATATTGTTTCCGATTATATTTACAGTGTTTGGTATTGTCAAAGTCGTCAAGTTTTCACAATCTCTAAATGCACTGTCTTTTATTATGAGAACATCATTAGGAATTGATAAAGTTGTTAGATTTTTACAATTTTGAAAAGAACTAGTTCCTATATAAGAAATAATCATGTCTTGTCCATTATTTCCAAAATTAACCGACGACAATGAAGTGCAGTTGTAAAATGTATAATCGCCGATGTAGACTACTCTGTTAGGTATAGATATTGTTTGTAATACTATGCAATTTTGAAATGCAGATTGTCCTATAATATTGACTAATCCAGGTAATGTTATATTACGCAATTGAGAGCAACCATAAAATGCATAATCATTTATAACTTGCAATTTAACCGGTAAAATTACGTTAGTCAATTTAGTACATCCTTGAAATAATCCATTTCCTATAATAACCAAATTGGACGGGAGAGTTATTGATGAAAGGTCAGTACACCCCGAGAAAGAATAATTTCCTATAACCGTAATGGCTTCAGATAAATATGTAGTTGTCAATTTTGTGCAATTTTGAAATGCAGATGTGTCAATAGTTGAAATATTGTTTGCATTTACAGAATTATTAAATGGTATAGTTATAGTATTCAAATATTGATTATTTGAAAAATCGTTTGTATCTATTCGGGTTATAAACAAATCACATTGGTATGTGTAATTATTGTCAGAAACATTTATTAGTGTAAATGGTATTGAATTGAATGTAATATTTTTCCCATAATCATTATTGAATATAACTTTCAAAAAATCCGACGGAGTTTCATATATAATATATATATTAGGTGGCGGAGTCGGATAACTATATTTTAAATATGAATATGCATACAAATCATTAAGTGGTGTATTTCGGTCCGCGGTATAAATATAAAAGTTTATAGTATTTAACGCGCAATTATAAAATGCATTATTTCCAATACTTGTAATTGATGAGGGTAAAATCATAGATACCATTGATGTGCAATTATAAAATGCATTATTTCCAATAGATGTTATTGTATTTGGAATGGTCAATATTGTTAATCCAATGCAATTTGCAAACATATAATCAGTTATTTTAGTTGTTCCACCCAATCTAGGAATTGTAGTCAAACTTGCGCATCCTTGGAATATACCAGTTCCAATATTAGTAATCGTAGATGGTATGGTTATAGATGTAAGACTTGTGCATCCTGCAAATGCAGCATCCGCAATAGTTGTAAATGTATTATCCAAAGAACATGATATTAAATGAATATTTCCAGAAAATGTAGAATCAAACGTATCAGTAGTTGTTATTGTTCCATATGTGTATATTGAATGAATATTATCTACATTTGTTCTAAAAAATACAATTGTTCCAAATGTATAAGATTCACCGTAATTATAGTTAAATGATGCAGTTATGGTTGGTATAGGTTGTATAATATTAAATATTAGTGAAGGATAGATAGGATGAACATAATTATATATCGGTAAGGTAGTTAAATTGATATTTGGGTCAATGGATTCTATATTCATAACGGTTAATGGACATTTAGAAGACCCACTTCCAAATACATTTGTTCCTAATGTGGTTATACCAGCTGATAATGTTATAGTAGATAAATTGGTGCAACCATCAAATGTTTGGTCATTTAGTCTTGTGACTATATATGGTATTATTATAGAGCGTAATGATGAACAACCTTGAAATGCATAGACGCCTAGTGTAGAAACACCATTTGGAATTGTTATTGATTGTAATGATGAACACAATCCAAATGCAAAACTTCCAATAAATGTGATCCCATTCGGTATATTTACAGATTGTAGTAATGAACAATAATAAAATAAAGATGCATTAATACTGGTAACTCCATTTGGTATAGTTATTGTTTTTAATGGACACCCTGAGAATGTAGTCAAACCAATATACGTAACTGTAGTTGGTATATTTATTGACTGTATCCCAGAACTCAAAAATGCATTATTTCCAATATACGTAACACTAGTTGGTATAATTATAGACTTCAGTGATATACACTGATAAAACATACCATCGGAAATACTCGTAATACTATTTGGTATAGTTACAGATTGTAGCGATGAACAACTTTCAAATGCAGCAAAACCAATATTCGTAACACTTGTAGGTATTACAACTGATGATAAAAAAGATTGATTCCTAAATGCGCCATACCCTATAGAAGTAATAGTATCAGGTATTGTTATAGATAACATGAAACGGTCGCTAGTTAAATAAGCATAAAAGCATACATCAGGTATTTCCGTAACTACTGTATTTGCTGTATATGTATATACTCCATTCGGTTGTGATCTCGTAAATACAATATTACCATATAGTGTAGTATATCCTAAGTTTTTGTTTGATGTGAATACAATATAATTTGACATATATTATATACATAGTAATCATTATTCAGAAGCCTACTAATATATTTTCAAAAACAATCTAAATAATATATCTCATTATGTATATATTATTGCACGTATGTCTAAACTTTCCATTTTTTTTATATTAGCGTTAGTTTCTAACGTATTTAGCGCAAGTATAATGGACAGGTTTCACCAATGGGTAGAAACTTTCCATTTCCAATTCCGAGACGATGCGCATTTTTATGATGTGTATCGCAAATGGGCAACCAATGACCGTTTTATTGAGGTATCCAATTCCCAAAATCTGACTTATACTCTAGGCCATAATCAATTCTCAGGTATGGATACACATGATTTCCGCGAATATTTGCTGTCTTTTGAAAAGCCAGTATTTGAAACTCAGTATTTTCAACAGAAAATCACGAGTGTTCCTAAATCAGTGGATTGGGTTTCTGCCGGAGCAGTTACGCCAGTTAAAGACCAAGGACAATGCGGTTCATGCTGGAGTTTTTCCACCACTGGTGCATTGGAAGGTGCATATTTCGTGAAATATGGAACATTAGCGTCTTTTTCTGAACAACAGCTGGTTGATTGCGATACCTTGACTAATGGTGGTCGGGACCACGGTTGCAATGGTGGACTAATGGACAATGCGTTCGCATGGATTAAGAAAAATGGTGGGTTGTGTTCTGAGCAAGATTACCCATATGTTTCAGGAACTACGAAAACTGCAGGAACTTGCAAGACAACTTGCCACGTAAATAGCAATAGTAAGGTTCAGTCATTCGTGGATGTAAAGCCCAACTCAGATGATGCTATGATGACCGCAGTTGCACAACAGCCCGTTTCAGTTGCTATTGAGGCAGATCAACCTGCATTCCAGTTATACAAATCCGGCGTTTTCACAGGGACATGTGGAACCACGTTGGACCATGGTGTTTTAGTTGTAGGTTACGGAACAGACGGATCATTTGACTATTACACAGTCAAGAACTCTTGGGGTCCAACTTGGGGACAGGGTGGATACATAAAATTAGGTAAGGGGTCGTCTTATAATAAGGGTGCCGGTCAATGTGGGGTTTTGATGGAAGCTAGTTATCCTCTACTATAATATTCGCGTGGCTCTGTCATATGGATAAAAAAATCCATATGACTATGATATAACTATTAGTATTTATATATGTTTATAGACGGCTAGTATACCATGTACTTGCCAAGTAAGAAGACCCGTATTTAGCAGATCTGGATGCATTGGATGCACCAACTGCAGGTGATGTGCTTGGAGTCAAATTGGGACCAGCGCTAACTATAGCGTTGATAGAAAAGATATTAAGAGCACTTGCATAATATCGTAGATTTGACAAACTACCATCAAATCCGCCCTGATCGCATACAAAAACATCGTAGTAATTTTGTTTAGGAACGTTATCCATTATAACATGAGCACTAATTACTCCGTTAATATATACATCCAAACTGGTATTTTGAATACGTATCAACAAATTAAACCATTTCTTGAGAGGGATATTATTGATGTCTACTATTGCTGGAGTATTTTGAACCACTGTATCCATTATAATATGGATAGTAGGGTCTTGGTTATAGCTCAAATATACACCGGGGCCATTACTCAATGTAGAAATACCATCTCCTCCATACGAATTGGTTCCTTTATGGAAAATATGATGATATTTACTATTGTCGGCAGCTACAGTTCCGGTGGTTCCTGTAGTTCCAACTGCATTTATAAATAACCACACTGACCAGGTGCATTCAATTCCGGTTGGTTGATTATTAGAACGCAATAAAGGAACTGAATTATCATCGCGTGGGTCTTGTTTTATCATAATAGCTTTGCCACCATCAACTAACCCTTGAATCAAATAGGGATTGGTATTTGATTTTGAAAAATAATTTAACAAAAATATTCCTAAACGTAGCAATATATTAAACAAAATAATAACAAAAAATATAAATGCTATTCTAGCAATTATACTATTTGATTGTAAAAAATCACTACTAGCTTCGCCTAAACTTGTAGGAGATGAATATTCACTCATAGACGATGACACCGAGTCTTTTAAATTAGAAATAGAATCTGCTACTGACGAATATGCATTTGATGCAGTCTCAGACATATTTTGAAAAGCTGATGGTTCTCCTTCACTCATATCTAAATGTTATATATTACTACACTAAATTATTTTATTGTAAATAGTTTTATTTACAATAATAATTATTTACACCATATCGCATCAAATATGCACAATCCGTTGGACATAACTTATTCATAACTGCCCACTACATCGGAATGAGGGGTTTTGAATAAGAAAATGTCTAAGTAGCAACGCGAATAAAAAATGTGCAACAAACATTCGTTTTGTTAATGTATGGTCGTATGGATTAAAAATCCATACGACAAGCATGATGCTATATGTTATGCCTACTGACATGACATGACACATCTAGACATTAACTACGATTGTCTTTATTTTTATATCTAATAAATAATTTATTGGTATTTGTATTGCGCAATTGGAGCTTGGTCTTTGGTTAGAACAAAGCTAAAACCATATGCAGGTCCATTGCTTGAGAATCCGTTTCCAACTAAATAAGAGTTCCATGCAGTTTGTGGGTCAGTTGGAGAAGCAATACGTGAAAACTTGGTTAAATAAGCATCAAATACACCATATCCAATAGTATAATCGCCAGACATGTCTGGTAAATATTGCAATTGTTGCGATTTAACCAATTTTCCGTCTAAATAACAGTCAACGACAGAGTTTTCTACACTGACTATAACATATACCCAACGTTGTATAGGGAAATTATTGGTTATCTGTACAGTTTTAGTGGGTGTAGTTGTATCAGTAGTATAAATATCGGCAGATAAGGTTGGACTATTACTGGCTAAATACAATCTAAACTTTGTGACACCGCCTGATGTTCTTGCAAAACAAATTTCTTTAACTCCTGTGCTCCAATTGTTTACATATACCCACATACTATAGGTAAATGATGTAGCTGTAGGATTTACAATATCCTTATTTGCTATAATAGCGTTTGTTTTATTCAGATCAATGAGAATCTGCGAAGAAAATCCTACATAATACACAAGGTATAATATAAAAATCAATATGACAATTATCAAAAGGATGAGCGCTACGTTCATATTATATATAGTATCTAGAAATATTTATTCTAATCTTAATGAATAAAATCAACTGGTGGGTTTTTGAAATAATTTGTATTATACATTGTTGCTATTTGTTCAGCAGTTAATGGTATTTTGTTATAAGAAACATTGCATATTGCACCGGCTAATCCATTATCGCTTCCTAATAAAACCGAATCGGTTGAAGCATAATCGGGAATATTATTTGTAAAATAAAATGTTCTTTCTAAATTACCGTTAATGTATAAATCCACTTTAGATTCAAAATAGTTTAATGTTAATAGATTCCATTTTTGATTTGGTATACTAACCTCATAATTTGCAGACACATTTCCATTATCTGCTACATTTCCATCTTGCGTATTTGAAAAGTAAAATATGTATATATTTCGGTCTTTTAATCGCGCATTGGAAGTTGATTCATTTTTGTATGCTATTCTAGGATGGTTATTATAATTAAAAATATTGGTTTCATTTGCATAAGCCGCATTAGAAGATGGTTCTATATTCAAAAATACCCACATGTTAATGCAATAGTTTCGCCTGTATCGGTCTTGATTTTCAACATAAACTATTTTATCCCCTAAAGGTTTAAATAGAAACTTTTCTATATTACCCACATTACGTTCTTTATCTAAATATACTGGTTTGTTTTGCAAGATTATTGAAGTTTTGCTTATTGTTTTTTGAATAATAACCGGAATATAATAATATCCCAATGCTAGTATAACTTCTAGTATAAGCAATACAAATACTACATTTGGTGTTATTTTATATTGTTGTAATAAATATTCTAAACCATCACTAACCATACAAGGAATATAAAACAAAAAGTTTGCGAAAAATCCAGGCCATCCTTTTAGTGATTTAATACGTTCAGCAAATACTTTTTGACCTATTGCTAAACCAATTACAATCATTAAAAGAATTAATATTCGCATGAAATTACTTACAATTGTAACTACCCGTGGAGTAATATATGAGTAAAAATATACAATCATGGCTATCAATAATAGCACAACGCCTCCTACCAAAAATAACATTGATGGGGATTCTGAAAAATTAGGAAGACTAGAATATATTCCGAAACTTAATATCATTGCACCTACTATAAATAGAAAATATGAACTAGCATTATTGGTCAATGCGTTTGGGTCGCGAGTAGCATAATAAAGGAGAACCGATAAAAACATCGGAGCTAAAATAATTCCGATATTATCTTTTATGCAATTAATTAATAGCATTCGCGAGTGTGGGTCAACTAAATCAAATAAATGTATTGCTGTAGCCAGTTTAAATAAAATATTTATTAAATCTTTCCTATACATATACAAAAATCCACAAGTTGGTAATAATACAAATAATGTTATTATTGTCCAAAATCCTGCAGGGTCTTCAATACATTTATTGAACCATGCTTGATTGTTTACAACATACCAAATAAAAACACATACAATAACTATTGCAATAATAAAGAAAAACTTGCTTGAAAATGCAATATTATTAACCATATAATATAGCGGCACTCCTACTAATACAAGTAATATTATACTTAATATAATAAGTATTATAATAAATCCTATGTAATTAGTGTAATCATTAAATAATTCACTGAATACTTCAGTAGGATTTTTAAATAAGGGTGACATACTTATATATTCTGCATAAAATATTTTTCAGAGATTACAAGTTTTCCATAGCTGTTTTTTCGCCGTGACAATCTCTGCATAGTGCAATGAGATTATCTACATGATTACTTCCCCCATATTCCAATCGGGTTTTATGGTCTACTTCAAACCAAGCCGGTAATTGGCGTGCGCATTTTCCGCAATGCCAATTTTGACTAGCAGCTACGAACTTTTTCTTAGTTTCGCTCACAGACCGTTTTGTGCCTTTTTTACCAGATTGTGAAATACGTTCATATTGCGACAAATGGGGTCTGATTTGAGGCATAGTCGTAACTGGATAACCTACATCTGGGTTATTTACAAATCCGCGTTTTGCGGTAAAATCTAAAATTGGTGATATAACCATAGATGCATTTTTGTCTACCGGTAAATATTTCAAATAATCATTTGATGCAGATATCATTTGTTGGGCACGATATGGGTTTTTACGAAATAACCAGTATAACATAAATGCACCAAATGCAATACCTGCCATTTGATAATATTTCTTCCAAGTCAATAATTTTTTCAGATATGCACCATCACTATATATGTTTGCCATCAAAAAGGCGGCAATACCAAATAAAACGATTTCAAATCTCATATTACAATAGTATATAATAACACAATATTTTTGCGAAGGAATATGGTATGATGTCTATTGATAAAAATACAATAATGACATACACTGTATATAGTATGTTGTATGCAGACTAATAATATAAATAAATTGCCAATATACATATTAATATAAGTGCAAAATACAAATAATGTTTTTTCAAATTGAGTTTTTCGGCTAAATATATGGGTTTAGGCTTATAATTAGATTTATACGCATCTTCGGATTCTTCAAATGTAAGTTCTTCTTTTCCGAGCATTACATTTATTTTATTATGAATGAAATACCCCCATTTTATAAACGACGCGCGATTATCTAAATAAGGCGAAACTGGATATTTATCCAGCATATGACTAAACCTATCACCCATTTCCGAATTGGGTATCATCAATGGCAAGTTTTGTATAAAATCATAATATTTCCGTTTTGTCATAGCATTGGGTATGTCCGGATAAGAATGTGTAATAGAATGTATTACAAACCAATAATGAGGCCCCCAAACAAGCGAATCGTAAAACATCGTAATACAAAAACTATATAGAAACATAGGATTATAATACGATAGTTTCGCCGAATATTATGCATAATTATGATATCTATTGTAATAACTGTGGAAAAACAGGACATCAGTTTTATCAGTGTAAAATACCTATAACTAGTTTTGGGGTCATAGCATTTCGGATTAATCCATTAACACCTACATTCGTCCCTAGTTCCAGTATTCTAGTAGAAAACGCAAAATATGAGTTTTTAATGATAAGACGCAAAGATACTTTAGGATATATTGATTTTATGCGAGGTAAATACACATTACATAATAATCATTACATTATGAACATGATGAAACAAATGACCATAGATGAGAAGGAACGCTTGCGAAACGGCAATTTCTCTGAGTTATGGCGAAATCTATGGGGAGACGAGGCGGTTTCGGCTCAGTATAAAATGGAAGAATTCAATTCCAGAGAAAAATACAATGCACTAAAAAGCGGTATAATGATAAAGTCCGAATTATATACAATTGACAGGTTATTAGATGAAAGTATGCAATATCAACAATGGTTGGAACCTGAATGGGGATTTCCTAAAGGTCGTAGAAATAGTCAAGAAAAAGATTACGAATGTGCTATTCGCGAGTTTTCCGAAGAAACTGGATATAATCCTGCGATTTTAAAAAATATACATAATATCATTCCATTTGAAGAGAACTTTTCTGGGTCAAATTACAAATCATACAAACACAAGTATTATTTGATGAATATATCATATTTAGATAGTTTGGTTCAAACGACGTTTGAAAATACGGAAGTAAGTGATATTGGATGGAAATCTATAGAGGATTGTATTTCTTGTATAAGACCTTACAATTTAGAAAAAATAAGCATGATTTCTAAAATACACAATTGTTTGACGGCCAATGTATTGTATTGTATATAACTTTTATTTTAACTTTTATTTTGTAAGTTTTATTTGACAGTTATTTTGCCGTTATTTCGCCTGATTTTATGTATATACTATATAGTAATAGTATATACAATGTATCAAGAAGACCCCATTAAAATAAAGGTGCGTAAAAATAAAAAGGCCGCGGTGGTGTCTGAACGTCAAGACACCGTTGGAGAACAAGTTATAAACAATTTACAATCCATTGTATCTCCTACAAATATAATTCCTATGCCTATTATTACAAAACCCGGTCCAAATATTAAAAGAAAGACGGTTAAAGTTCTTCCTCAATTAAACCCAAATCCAGAAGAAGTTTTGCCTGAAAATATACCGGAAAAGGTTAAAAAACCGAGAGCTCCGCGTAAAACAAAGAAATTAGTGCCAGAACACCCTACGACTGAAGGAGCTATAGATATAATTGATGCTATTCCGGAGTCATCTGGAGAAGTAGCGCCGCCAATCGTAAAAGCCAAACGCGGTCGCAAAACCACCAAAAAGGATGTTCCACCACCTCAAGAAAACCCGGGTGCAACCGAAGTTGCCGCAGCACCTGTACCACAAATCCCAGTAGAAACAGAGGAAACAAAACTGAATGCTAAATTATTGCAAAAAGAACGCGCGGAATATGAAGAATATAAAGCAAATCCTACCGACGAATATGATTTCCTATATCCACATTTGAATGACCCCAATTTTATTGTTAAACTGTCCAGGCATAAAGAGTTTTATGACACTGAGTATGATGGACAAATACACCCAATAGAAAAACATGCCGAAATATTGTGTAATACAGGGTTTGAATTACTTCCGCATCAACTTTTTGTCAAAAACTTTTTATCCTTACAAACTCCTTATAATAGTTTATTGCTATATCACGGGTTAGGGTCAGGTAAAACATGTAGTTCTATTGGTATAGCCGAAGAAATGCGTTCTTACATGAAACAGTTAAATATTACAAAACGCATAATAGTCATTGCTTCGCCCAATGTCCAGGCCAATTTTAGATTACAATTATTTGACGAAACCAAATTGGAATATATTCAAGGACGCGATAGCGAAGATGGTTTTTGGAATATCAATTCTTGTGTTGGCAATTCACTTATTAAAGAAATAAACCCGACTAATCTGAAGGGATTAACCCGCGAAAAAGTCATATCATCCATCAAACGTATAATCAATACATCCTATTTGTTTATGGGTTATATCCAACTCACTAATTATATTTTTAATGCATTCAAAAAAAGCACGGATATAGAGAACTTGAATCCATTACAACGTAAAAACCTTTTGAAAAAACACATACGGGAATTATTTGATAATCGTCTCATTATTATTGATGAAGTACATAATATACGTATATCAGACGATAATAAAGAACGCAAAAAGACCGCGGTTCTTTTAATGAAAGTCGCTAAATATTCGCAAAATATGCGTCTCTTACTTCTTTCTGCTACCCCCATGTTCAATTCCTATCAAGAAATTGTATGGCTAACGAATCTGATGAACATTAATGACAAACGGGCAACTATAAAAATATCCGACGTGTTTGAAAATAACGGAAAATGGACACCGGCCAAGAAATTGGCAGACGGAACTATGTCAGAAGATGGTAAGGAATTACTTACTCGTAAACTAACCGGATATGTGTCATACGTACGCGGTGAAAATCCATATACATTCCCCTATCGCATTTATCCATCACAATTTGCCGAATCAAAACATATTATACTGGATAAGCCTTATCCACAAACACAATTGAATGGTTCTCCTATAACTGAAGACGACCGTATTAAATATATAGATATATTTGCCACTAAATTGGACCCAGAATCAGTCCAATACAAGGGATATATACGTATATTAGATGAATTGAAGGGTCGGTCAAATGACCAATATACAATGACTGGACGCCTCAGAAAAATGCCCGCATTTGAAGATATGGAATCATTCGGTTATACATCATTGCAATTGTTAATTGAATCCTTGAATATAGTCTATCCCAATTCTATTTTGGAGAACACATCCACGGCAGCATCCTCACCTTCATCCGACGAAGATAATGAGATATCCAAGGCGCTTGTTGGCGAAACCGGACTGAGAAATACAATGAACTATGTCAAAGAAACCAAAGACATGATGCAATTGAAATACAAGTTCTCCTATAAACCGGAAATAAAACATCATATTTTTAGCCCCAAACATATTCGCAAATATAGCGTTAAAATTGACGAAATATGTAAATGTGTTCGCGGTAATGGTATTATTATGATATATTCGCAATATATTGACGGTGGTCTAGTTCCTATGGCTCTGGCTTTAGAAGAAATTGGGTTCTCCCGGTTTGGTTCCACTCCCAATACTCCCAATCTATTTGCATCTCCTCCCGGAGACCCCGTAGATTATAAAATGAAGCCTAAATCCAAGGACGGGTCGTTCCATCAAGCGAAATACGTCATGATAACTGGTGACAAAGCATTTTCTCACAACAATGCGGCTGACATAAAAGTATTAACCCATCCGGATAATAAAGACGGTAAAAATATAAAGGTTGTATTGCTTTCCCGTGCCGGGGCCGAAGGCCTTGATTTCAAGAATATACGTCAAGTCCATATAATGGAACCGTGGTATAACATGAATCGCGTAGAACAGATTATCGGTCGCGCTGTGCGCAATTTGAGCCACTGTAGTTTGGATTTCAAAAAACGCAATGTAGAAATATACCTACATGGAACCGTATTGCCGGAACTACCCGATTCCCCAGAGGAAGAAAGCGCGGATTTGTATGTATATCGCTATGCTGAGAAAAAAGCCATACAAATTGGCGAGGTAACTCGTCTGCTAAAAACCATAGCCGTTGATTGTATATTGAATATAGGCCAAACCAATTTTTCTGTTCAAAAACTCTTGACTAATGCAGCAAATCAAACTATATCCATTGAACTGTCTAGATATAAACAAGATATACCATTCCAAATTGGCGACCGACCATTTAGCGAAATGTGCGATTATATGCAAAATTGCGAGTTTGTTTGTTCTCCCATGGAGAAAACAGAAACACCTAGAACGGAGAACTATAACAATACATTTGCCCAAACAAATCAAGACCGAATAATCAAACGCATACGCGAATTATTTAGGGAAAAAATGCCGAATACCGAAGGTGCAGTAGCTTATTTAAATCATGCCTATTACGAAAGAGAACACCTGGTAAATGCTATAACTATTGTCAAACAATATCCGATTGAACAGATATACAGTGCATTATCTGCATTAATTAATAATAAAAATGAGTATTTAATAGATGCATATGGGAGAACCGGGCGATTGATTGATAAATATAATGCAAAAACTGATAAGGCGTATTATGTATTTCAACCGGTTGAAATAACAGATGAAAATGCATCAATTTATGAGCGTACTACCCCAATTGAATACAAACGTAGTAATATAACTCTGGAAATAGACAAAACCGAAAAGGATTTTAAACAGGCTAAAGCCGCGGCCCCGGGGGCGCAACCGATTGCCCCGGCGGCGGCAGCCGCAGGATTGGAAGAGGATGAGGAAGATGAGACTGAAGATGATGTTTCTGAAAAACCCAAGGGCAATATTTCTACCGAAATACCATCAAAAGAAGCGAATAAAAGCCGGTTCTCCGAAATTATGAAGAGTTTAGATATATGTTTTGATGGAATTGATACCGGAGACCCTAAAACAACCAAGAAAGGAGTATTTCATACAACTGTATTGAAAAAAGGCGAATCCGATTGGTATGAACACGCTGGAATGATATTCTATTACTCAAAACCGGAGAACAAATACATAGAAAAACAAAAAACAAAGGGAGAAGGCAAAGCGAAAACAAAAAAAGTGGATGCACAGAGTATTACACATGACCTTCCTATACAACAAATTAGAACCGAGTTTGGTATAACAGATGAACTATTTGCAAAATACATCATATTGCATTTTGTAGACTCTCTTTTATACAATGACAAACTAGAAATCATACGTCATTTTTATACACTAGATAATGTGCCAAGTTCTCCAAGAGAACAAGCCGTTTTTGAATATTTAGAAACCAAAATAGTCAAATCTGGAGAAGAAATTGGATTGGTAACTATAAAAGACGATACACTCATATTAATTATACAAAACCAGGAAACCAGGGAATGGACTGAAGCTGACCAAGAAGACTATACACTAATGGCTGGAGAACTTCGCCGTTTCCAATTAGATAGAACACCTAGAAATATGTTCTCCTTGATTGGATTTATAACTCCATTTGTATCTAAGAAAACCAACGAACGTGAATTAGTATTCAAAGTGAAAGATTTGACAGAAAAACGGAATAATATTGGCGCAAAAATTGATGATGCCGGAAAAGACAAAGTAATCAAATTGCTAAATACATTGGTCGGAAGTCCTTTAGATAATCCAACTTATACGGACACTAATACTGAGTTTGTCAATCAACTCGGAATATGTATTGTTATAGAATTACTTATGCGATTATTCAGCGACCAGCGCCGTGATAACAAGTATTATTACTTAACCCCAGAGCAAGCAATTTTAAGTGATGTTATAAAAAAATCATTTTCCACATAAAGACATGTATATTCAACAGTAATGCGAATAAAAATGCGGAAAATTGAATGAGATATATTTTTATAAGAATGACATAAATATATCTGTATTATTATATTATTATTTTATTATATCATTATATCAAAATGGCCGATAAGAAACCCCAATCTGAGCAAAAGTTTTATGGTGTTTATATTAAATCATTATTGAATACAAAAGTCCTATTGGCTATTAACGAAATTGGGCAAAATATCAGACAAAATCTGGAGAAGAAGATTGCCGCAAAAGTAGAGGGTAAATGTGGAATAGATGGGTTTATTCAACCTAAATCTGTTTCAGTAAAGACATACTCCAATGGTTTAGTAAATACTGGATATGTGGAGTTCCAAGTAGTGTTTGAGTGTATGATATGTCGCCCAGTGGAAGGTATGTTGATTGAATGTGTCGCTAAAACAATAACCAAAGCGGGTATTCACGCCGAAGTTGTGGGTAAACATGGTGAAGTCCCTATAACTGCACATATTGCACGAGACCACAACTACAATGACGCGCGATTCAGTGATGTGAAGGAAAAAGATGTTATACGGGTAAGGGTCATCGGTGTTCGGTTTGAGCTAAATGACCCCTGTATAGATGTTATTGGTAAAGTAGTAGAACGCAGAGAAGGTCCTGCTAAAAAACAGCGGCTCAAAATCGGCGGCGAATATTTAGAGGATCCAGTGGCAGCAGGTGGTGATATAGAAGAATTAGAATATAATAGTGATGCTGTATCTACTGATGATGAAAGCTAGACCGATAAATATTTATAAAATAAATGATATAGACATATATACATGATTTATTACTAAATACAAATGCCTACGTTAGACGAATTAAAACTCAAAATAGAACAGCTAAATAAGCAGCATCATATAGAGATTTTGAAAATCTTGAAAAAAAATAATACCGTTACGCTAAATGAAAATAAAAGTGGGGTATATGTAAATCTTACTCTTTTACCTGAACAATCTATTACCGATATTTCTAATTATGTTAAATACATTGAGGAACAAGAGGCCACATTGTCGTCGCTTGAAACCCAGAAACTGGACTTCAAAAATACATTTTTTAATGAAAAAGAAGATAAAGAATAAGTGTTATATAACTCTATATACATAACTACTATCATATACCAACTCTCTAAAATGTCTTCTGTTTTATATCAAACTTTTTATCCGTATAACAAGTTTGATGATGGTCAAACTATATGTAAATTAGAAAAATGGATGTTATCAAAAACCATATTAAGTTGTATTTCTCGGAACAATCATTCTATACATGTTGATATGAATACGCCTTTACCAGAAAAAACATGTGTAGCTCGTAAGGCACAAATGACTCAAAACTCCCAATTCATTGTTCCGGATAAGATGGATACATTATTTTGGTGTCTGTATATTTCATATTATGGAGAGGAAAAGTATTTAGCAATAGGTAATAAATACGGTAACGCGGAGATTTCAGAAAAACAGAAAATTATGGAAACATTAAAATCAAATAAAAATGCGCTAAAGAATCTCAATCGGAAAATAACAATCGGTGCTGCACAAGAAATTATGTCGGATTTGATGACCAATATGAAAACATCATTATTGTCCCTAGTTGCATTTGCGGTGTATTACAAGAAAAACATATTATTGCTAAATACAATCAATAAGACATTTTTGGAATATAGATATGATGACCGAACTATACTAACAACTGAAACCACGGAAGAACTAGGTCCATGGTTAATAATCAAATACACCGAAAAAAAGAAATATGGATTCTATTCAACTGAAAGAGAAGATATATCTGATATCAAATCAGAATATACATATATTCATTCACCTGACAAACCCTTGAAAGGTATATCTACATATAAAATGGGAGAACTTGTTGAAATTGCATCTAAAATACCAGAATTGCAACTGCAAATTGGAGTTAACCAAACAGATGGGTTTCGCACAATTTCAGTAGAAACGCGAATGAAAACGCCTAAAGAATCCAAAATGTCTAAACCGGAATTATATGGAAAAATATGGCATAGTTTATTGTGGTCATAATATATTTTATGTGAATATAGCTATATGTTTATTATTATTATTATTATGTGCTAAACCTGAAAATGAATTATACAAAATTGAAAGAAACATATAGAAATAATATGTAAAAATACTATATAACATTTTATTATGCAAGCATTACTCAAATATAAGAAAAAGGCTGCCGAAAAGGCTATCGCCAAAGAAGCTGATGCTTTAAAGCCAAAGGAAATTGAACCTGGTGAAATTGATGAGACATCTATAGAAAAGGACCGGGCTATGGCAGAAGCACAAGCGGTTGCTAGTGCTGAAGCTAAATTAAACTCGGTGGATAGCACAAAAGCATTTGAAGAAATGGTTGCCTTTTATTTAGCAAGTAATCCTATTTCGTCGGTTAATTGGAAAATCAATGAGTTTGAAATTGCGTTTGGCACAAATCCGAGAAAAGGTCGTCCTATAACCAAAATTGATTATGATAATATTGTCAGGCAATTTAAAGCAGCTGGATTTACTACAAAGGACCCAGAAGGTCTTTATATGTTGCGCATGAATAATGAATACTATGACACGCGTACAAAAAAAACTAAAACCTCCAATATCCGAACTGAATTGATTGGTATTGATTTGATACAGGAATATTGCAAAACCAACAATCTACAAAAAATACTAGATAAACCCAATATGGTATTTTCAGCCAACAGTAAAGTCAAGTTTACACAGAAAACTCTAGCTCAAAAAAATGATAATGAAACGTTGTTCCCGGTTGATTTTGAAGATTTCAATTTCCGGTGTTCGTATAAAAAGGAACAAGACCATTATACCGATTCCAATATAGGTAAAAGTATTATCCGAGAATGGACAAACCAGAAAAAAACATTTCGTTATATGAACCGCGTGAGATTTGACCATCCCGATTTACCATTCTTCCTAGATATCAGTATTCTTAAATCATCTAAAAAAACAGGTAAAGTTCCTATACCACAATACACTATTCAAGATGCCGGGGTCTTTGAAAACCCTGAAACATATGAGGTAGAATTGGAGATTGATAATACGAAAGTTGGTGCAGGAACTACATATGATACTGCGCCTAAACTTTTGGATGCACTGCGAAAAGGTATTCGCATTGTTTTGAGTGGAATACAAGGAACTAATTATCCTATTGCTTATTCCGAGAAAGACAAAGTTCTACTTGAATATATGAAACTATTACATGGACCGGATTTTGAAATGCGGCGTATCAAATCCAGCGACTTTTGCGGGCCTTCTTCTGTGACTTTACAAGTTAAAAATCTCATGGATAACGCCGACACTACGATACCGAATATTTTGCGGAATTATTGCGTCACCGACAAGGCGGATGGAATACGTAGTTTGTTATACGTAGCTGATAATGGTCGTATATATCTCATTGATGGTAATATGAATGTATTGTTTACGGGAGCTTATACCGACGAAAAAACTGTGCTAAATACTTTGTTGGATGGAGAACATATAAAATACAATAAAAAGGGTGATTATATCAATTTGTTTGCTGCGTTTGATATTTATTATTTGCAGGGTAAAAGCGTCCGCGAATATGCATTTGAAGAAAGCGACGATGAGGATGAGGATGAGGAACATGAACATTATCGCAGATTATTGCTAATTAATGCAACTGCATTCATGAAACCTAAATCTATAGTAAAATCCGCAGCCACTGGAAAACCCGCCGACAATTGCAATTTCAGAATCAAATGCAAACAATTTCAAGTATCCAATCTGAATAACTCCATATTCCGGGCATGTGCAACCATTTTATCCGATATTGACCAAGGAATATACGAATATAATACGGATGGTCTGATATTTACTCCTATTAATACGGGAGTCGCCAGTCAATCGGTTGGTATTGCCGGAAGTTTGAGCAAACCACTATGGGAACAATCTTTCAAATGGAAACCAGCGGAGTTTAATACCATTGATTTCTTGGTTCGTGTGAAAAAAGACAAAAATGGACAAGACGAAGTGCATAATGTTTTCCAACAAGGCAAGAACTTAGTATCTATCAACAATATAAAACAATACAAAACTCTGATTTTGTGTTGCGGGTTTGACAAAGAAAAACATCGGTTTATAAACCCATTTGAATCAATGATATCCGATAATTTGCCCAATGTGAAATATGACAATGAGGAGAAATATAGTCCCGTTCCATTCCGCCCAACAAATCCATTTGATGAAAATGCATGCTATTGCAATGTGGAACTGAGGTCTGGCGAAATGCGAACGGAAGAAAATGAAGTATTCGGAGAACATATGATTGTTGAGTTCCGATATGACATCAATTTATCAGGAGCTTGGAAATGGGTTCCATTACGTGTGCGATATGACAAAACTGCCGAATTGCACAACGGTGCACCTAACTACGGCAATGCATATCATGTCGCAAATAGCAATTGGCATTCTATACACGACCCTATAACAAAAGAAATGATTATGACTGGAGAGGGAATCCCAGAAATAGATGAGACTGAAGATGTATATTACAACCGCGATAGTAGGGAAATAAATACAGACGGATTGCGCGATTTCCATAATCTGTATGTAAAAAAGAAGATGATATTAGGTGTATCTCAGAGAAAACAAACTCTCATTGACTATGCAGTAGGTAAAGCCGGCGATTTGCCTAAATGGATTCGCGCCCATCTGGGATTTGTTTTCGGAATTGATAAATCCAATTCCAATATATTTGACCCACTGGATGGAGCTTGTGCTCGTTATATCAAATCCGCTAAAGAATATACGAAGGATTTTCCTAAAGCCATCTTTCTTGAAGGCAATAGTGGAAACAATATTCGTTCCGGTAAAGCATTCAAAACCGAAAAAGAAAAACAAATTGCTAGGGCGATTTTCGGAAATGGACCTAAAGACCGTCAAGTTCTCAAAGAAGCCGTTTATAAACAATATGGTGTTGCTCAAGAAGGGTTCAATATATCATCTTGTCAATTTGCCCTCCATTATTTCTTTGAAAACAATGTCATATTTCACGAGTTCCTGCGCAATTTAGCAGAATGTACTGCAATGGGTGGATATTTCATTGGAACGTGTTATGATGGCAAGACGGTTTTCAAGCGATTACAACAAAAAATAAATGGCGAAGGTATTGCTATAATGAAACGCGACCGTAAAGTCTATGAAATTATCAAAATGTATGATGAGACTGGATTCCCCGACGACGAAACCAGCGTGGGTTATATGATACATGTATATCAGGATTCCATTAACAAAACTTTCCCGGAATATTTAGTCAATTTTGATTATTTAGTTCAAATGTTGAGCAACTACGGATTTGCATTGATTAAAAAGGAGGAATCCATGCCAATGGGTCTACCAAATGGAACCGGATTATTTAGCGAATTATTTACTGAAATGGAAACCGAAATTGAGCAAAATCCACAAAAGGCAGCTGATTATAAAAAGGCTAGTTCAATGACTGAAGATGAGAAATGGATTTCCTTTATGAATAGATATTTCATATTTAAGAAAACACATAATGTGGATGCAGAACGAATATACAAACAATTTGTTTCCAAGAAGATGTTGGGGGATTTAGCAAAACAGGCCGATGAAGTTGCAGATGCATTGGAATTGGCAAACGAAAAGGCCAAAGAAGAAAAGGCAGCCGAAAAATCTAAAAAACTCAAAATACGAAAATTGTCGTCAAAGCAAAAGGTAGTTATAGATGCTTATTCTCCAGTATTGGATTCCGAGGAAGATATATCACCACAAGAAATAGAAAAAATTGCGAGTTCAATTGAAGCTATAGTAATTCCTCAAGTATCCGAAGAACATCGCGTTTTAGCAGAAGAACCTGCACCGGAGTCGGCACCAAAACTGGTATTGGGTAAACCAGTTGCCATTAAAAAAGCTCCTAAACCAAAAATAGTTATAGGAGAACCTGTCAAAGTAATCAAAAAAATAAAAAAAGCCGACAAGACAGCATAATGTGTGTCTATTTACTCTAAACGCTAATGATATATTTGTAATACATATATCATTATAACAAACGCCTATTACGCATGGATGCGCCTCTCTATACATTGTTATCATTTTTATCATCAATGACATATGTGTCTAAATATTTTCGTAATAAATCATCCGGTATTTCATCTTTAAAATTGCTTTCTATTTCATCACATAACGGTTTTCGGCCATACATTGCCAAAAATGTTGCAACATATTCATCCATTTTTTTATATTCTAGTTTGACTTTTTTTGCAGCCTCAATTGCCAATTTAGACAAAGTGGCTTGGTTTTCATTTTTGAGTTGCTCTTTTTGTTTTTCAGCAAGTTCCTTTTTCCGGATTTCTTCAGCCCGCTTGTAAATATACAGTTCGCGTTCTTTTTGTTCTAATTCATCCATATTTATCATATTTGTTTCGGAGAACTCCATCGGCATTTTTAAAATATCTTTAGAACGGTCATATAAGGTATCTCTAGCTGAAGTAATTGTATCGCATATATCTGGTTTTTTAAGCGCATCAAACTTCTTGCGTTTATCAGACCCAACTTTACCAGGAAGGTTTTTCTTAAACTCCCCCAATATATCAAGTGGTATGGACGGAGAAGTTTCCATGAGCCGGTCATACTCCTGTCTATTATGTTTCAAGAACTGTCCGCATTCCATTCTTTCTAAAGGCGATTTAGCCAATTCAATTCGTATATTACGTGCAAACTTGTCCCATGCAATCGCGGCGACCCGGTGCGACTCATTAAGTTCCGATATTTTCAAATATTGCTGAACTGTAGTCAATATACCAATACAAATATTGATTGTCCCAATAACCATAGGTGCATATGGCTGATAATCAATCGGCAAACTGGTTTGCGCAAACGATGCAGTTCCAGTGACAGTTGATAACACAATCGCCGGTATAGTAAACCAAGCATGGCGATATGCATATTTTTGATGAGCCCGAGTATTTAGCCATTTATAACATTGAGCCACATCACACCATTCTACCATAATGTTCTCATTTTCAGCAGTCCATTCCAATGGTTTAGTATTAGATGTATTACTATCAGCATCGGTTTTTTCTTCTTCGTGTTTATCTTCCTTGGTCATTTATATGATTTAGGCAGATTTTTTATGTCTGGTAATATGGATTAAAAATCCATATTACCAGCATGATGCTAGATGTATGGTATGTGATGCACGAGAGCATCATACCACACACCTAGACATTAATTATTCATCTAAATAGGTTCCTTCTATCGTTATAATACCATCTAGTCCAAAATTGTGGGCGGCATCTAGTATATCTGGATTTGATGTAGCTATAACAATATTTTTCAAATTGGTATTTTGTGATATAGATTTATCACTCACAAGTTCATTTTTTTCAGAGTTTTCAACCGAACATAAATCGGATTGAACTGAACCTGTAGGAGAACTCGGCGGTGTTCTAACTACATCCTTTATATTAGATAGATTTTCTATAAATGAAGTATTTGCATCATTTATAATGTTCTCCGAAACATCTTTTTTAAAATTAGTCATACGTTTGGCCAATTTATCCAGATATCTTTTTTGAGTAGAATGGAAGAACTCAATATAACTGACATACAAATACAATTGTTCTCGTATTAATGTATTTTCATATTCCAATGTATGTATGAAATTGGTTATAGTCATATTGATATTACTAGTATGTGTATAATCGGAAACCGTTTTTTGTTTTGAGCTATAGTATACATATAGTTCGTTGATTATGGTTAAAATAGTATCGTGTATTTCACTGATGTCTTCTATAGAATATTCTTTTAATTGTTCTAAATCTTTATAAACCGGATATTTCTTATGTTGAACAATTGATTGCAATACTATATTACGTTCATTCAATTGCGAAACTATAATATTGTATAGTTTGTAATATTCACCATACATTCGGTTATTTAAAATGATTATAAGTCGCGATAAATCTTCCATTTCTTGATTCAAAATGCGATATTGAAAATAAAACGAATCCAAACAAAAAATGAAAATCTTTTTATTATTTTCTTTTATAAGACCATTGTGAGTTTGTTTTAGTTTGTCTAATTCATGTTCTATAGTTGCTTTCTTTGAAAATAACTCAGTGTCCACTTCTATGATTTGCTTGAATGCTGATTTTAACGCATCCAAGTCCAATTCGTGAATATATGACATATTATATATATAATTTATATTTTTCAATATAAAGAAAAAAAAAGGCAAAGAGGCCTTTTTAGAAATTATAATTAGTTTTTATTACAAAATACGAAATATACTATACGAAATATACTATACGAAATATACTATACGAAATATACTATACGAAATATACTATAACGATTACATTACATGGATTTTGCAATCATTGTTATGTTATATAGCTCGTCATACTCTCTCTCCATCTCAGATAGGTCTTCGGCAGTGAACACAGATGGGCGTTTCATTAGTTCGCGACAGATGCTTTGTATGATTTGCATTTCAGTGTCGGCTTCGTCTTGAATATGTTGGAACATTTCAAGGAACTTAGAAGTGGGTCGCGCATTAGCACATTTCACAGATGACAAATTATTGCGTTGTATTTCATGGTGTCGCCAATTGTCGCGAATGGATGTCGCTGCATCAATTTGGCACCATCCCCCACAGAATGCATAGTTTTTCCAAAATATAGTTGTGTCATATTTGGAATCACTATGGCCACCACAGTTGTAGCAGAGCTTCTTTTCCATTTCGCGAAATTGGCATCTGTGTAATAGATGTCCATGCATATATGATTTTCTCCAAACTTGTTCGCTGTCAAATGGCGGAGTACGCAACTGGTCGCAAATGTTCTGTATTTCACTGTGTTCCTCTTCTGCTGGTTCTGGAGAGTTCAAGCCGGCTGTATCGGTTTCTGTAGCGATAGATGATGCGCGTTCGCTGCGAGGAAGGAATGCCTTGACTTCCCAGTAATTCTTTCTATCATAAAATACTTTACACAACCCGTTTTCCTGTATATCTTCGCAGAGAGCAATTGCTTCTTCCGTATCGTAAAGCTCCAACTCAAGGAATGCAAAGCTATACTGATTGTTTTTCTCATTTATGCGGCGATGAATATCTATATGGTTAACCTTACCTATTTGTTTAGCAGCGAATGCATTGCATATCTGAGATACGGATACATTGCCAAGAATGCGTGGGATAAATGCTTTTGTTATAGAAGTCATTGTTTCAGTTATAGGAATTGTAATAGGATAAAGGCTATTTGGTTTAAAGTTAATTGTTGTTGTCGGAGTAGTCATAATGGTTTAAATCTGCTATACACTATTTATAAAAAATGTATTTCAATTTTATGATTGCAAATAATAACTATTTATGCGTAATAGAATATAAAAATATACATAAACACTAATATATAATTGTTATGCCGCCAAAATCTAAAAAGAGCTCAAAATCCCAAAAATCCCCCGAGCCTGCCCCGGCACCGGCTGCGCCCCCGGCGCCTGAAATACTTACTATTCCGGCTGATTTTGCAAATATTTTAGTGGACTTTACTAAAGATTTATCTATTACTTTTCCAGAATATAAACATTTATGGGAAAAGTGGACATCTCTAGAAATGCCAGAACAAGAAGTAAGAAACGTATTTGAATATTGTATTACTATTTTACCCGAACGATTTTTTGATATTTTATATCAAAATGATGATATTTTCAAACCAGACAGTGAAACAAACACATGTTTTTTACCTGGTGTAGATTTCAAAGTATTGTATAACTGTGAAAATGTAAGTGAAAAAACCCATCAATCTATTTGGAAATATTTACAGGTATTACTATTGTCAGCAATTAGTGCTGTAAAAGACAAAACTAAGTTTGGCGATACGATGAACTTGTTTGAAGGTGTATCCGATGAAGACTTACAAGATAAGCTCAAAGAGACCATGGATAGTTTGAATGCATTTTTTAAATCATCGGGACTTGATAATGAGGATGATGTGCCAGAAGGTGTCCCGCTAAATGGCGAAGAAGATGGACAATCTTCGCCTGATTTTGAAAACTTTGCTAAATCATTCAATTTTGATAATATGTCCGGAAGTGCCGAAGATTTACATGACCATTTGAAAGGCCTTTTTGATGGAAAAATAGGGTCTTTAGCAAAAGAAATGGCCGAAGAAATTGCTAAAGATTTAGGAAGTATTTTAGGAGAAGAGGGGGAAGATATAACAAGCACCCAGGACTTTTTGAAAAAAATGATTCGTAATCCCAAGAAACTTATGGAACTCATGAAGAAAGTGAGTTCTAAACTTAATGATAAAATGAAAAGTGGCGATATATCTCAAGACGAATTGATGAAAGAAGCGAGTGAATGGATGGGAAAAATGAAAGGAATGGGTGGACCTGACAATTTCGGAGAAGTATTTAAAAATCTGGCAAAAAATATGGGCGGTTTAGGAAAAAATACGAAAATGGATATGAATGCAATGAATCGTATGCTTAACCGAAATGCTACTAAAGAAAGAATGGCTGCAAAACTGGAAAAGAAAAAGGAGGCTAAACTACAAGCAACTGAAACCCCTAATAATTTCGTATTTCGCATGGAAGGTCAAGAGTCTCAAGAAAAATCAGCAGCAGTATCACAAGATTTAGACCAAATTATGCAAGACTTAGGTCTGTCTAATGATATTATTGCAAACGACCAGCCTAAATCGGCACCTAAAAAGAAGAAGAATAAAGGTAAAAAATAAAGGTAAGAAATAAATGCCAGTCTAATATATAACAATGATTTCAAAATACATAGATGTTCCTATCTTCTTGGTGAGTTTGGTTTTCGGATTATTGATCATGTATTACACAATGCCCGATTTAAGAAAGATATATGTATATCCTACTCCTGAAAATGTAGAGCTATTGCAATACAAAGACAAGGCGGGTAATTGTTTTTCATATAAAGAAAACGAAGTTCCTTGTCCTAAAAACCCAAGTAAAATTGCTAAAATACCGGTGCAGGCATAATTTTAGTATAATATCGCGTTATATAGCATTATTTGACTATATTTTATTGCTTATGGAAATATTCGCAATATACTATATAATAATGCATATCCAAAGATTACTAAATAGTAAAATGGGAAAGGTTGCTTTATCCATTATTTTAGGATTTGGTTTAGCAACATTATTTCGCAAAGTATGCACTGATAAAAATTGTATAGTATTTAATGGACCCGTTATTTCAGAAGAAGATATATATAAACACGATGAAAAATGTCTTCAGTATACGATGGAATCAACGTCTTGTGATAATTCCAAAAAAACAATTGATATAGAAAAACGGGACGATATTAAACCTAAAAAAACATTTTTTGGTATTTTATAATAGATACAAAAACATTATAGATGAATTGTCATAAATCATCTATAATTCGTTAAACAATAATATCTTTAGCCACAATCTAATATATAGATTTCATGGCAGACAAGCAATCTACCACCCGAATCGCGGATTTACCGGAGAACATAACAATGCAAATGAATGGCCCAGTTCAACAGCAAATGCCACAATATATGCAGCCACCTCAGCAATATATACAACAACCTATGAATACACGGCAACCTTTGGATATTGCAGGAACTGAAAATAATTTGACATATACTCAAATGAATGTTCATCCAAACCCATATGGCAATCCAATGCAACCCGGTGGAATGCCTTTACCTCAACAGCCTCAACAAATGCATCCTCAACAAATGCAACAAGAAGCACCGCAATATAGACTACCATCTCGTGATATTCCACGTAATACTGATGGATATACACAAGACATAGAAACAACTGCCAATTATATTCCAGCACCAAAACTCACTTCCGATTATATACGTGATTTTCAGGATGACGAAGAGGTTGCAATTAAAACCCACAAAGTGAAAAAACACAGAGAACGATTAATGGATACATTATTAACGGAAATACAGATACCCATTTTTATAGGTATTCTATTTTTCGTATTCCAGATGCCTTTAGTAGATGCGCTCATTTTTAAGAAGTTCTCCTTTATGCGTATTTATAATGAAGATGGCAATTTCAATTTCTATGGACTTTTTTTGAAAAGCATTTTGTTTGGATTGAGTTATTTTGTTCTGACTAGAGGGCTTGATTTTATAAGTTCTCTATAATGCCATACGATTTTATGGTCTATATATGTGGATAGACAATTATGAAAATAGTTTGCCAAACCGAATTGTTGATGTTTTGTAATTAGACCTTGTTTTTGATTTTGGTTTTCGCCCACGTTTTTTCTGTGTTTTGTTTTGCTTTTCGGCTTTTTGCGACTCTTTTTCTTTAATTAGGGCAGGACTATATTTTAAAAACCACATATCATATTCACGAGAACCACGTTGGTCCGATAATTTTTTATACATTTCGGTCTTTAAAGCCCGAATTGTCTCCAAAGTCTCTTGTTTCCCATAACATTTCATGGTAAATCGTTTTAGTAAACCAATTTGACGTAGACGGTTTTGTTCCTCTACTTCAAATAAAAACTTTGCCATACACAAAATACGTTCTTTATTGAAATAGGGTTTGTTTGTATAAATAAATGCCAAATAAAAACTCAAAATAGTGTCTATAGTTGCAACATTGATTGATTTATCGCCAATATGAATAGTGTTATAGCTATGACATGCGATTGGTTTAAAAATAAACGATATAGTATCTTTACCTACCAATATCTCTTTACGTTCTGGTATAAGTTCTCCTATAGCAGGATGGTGCACGGTTTTTATATTTTTGAACCCAGCATCAGCCAATCGTTCGGTTAATATAAGTGCAGTAGTTTCTGGGTCTTCTGACAATACATCAAAATCCGGATTACTATGAATATATTTATATTTTGCATTTTTCTTATCCTTTAAATATTCGGAATATAAGACACTTCCATATCCTCCGAAAAAAATGACACCTTGATCAATTAATACATCGCGTGCTAAAAAATAAAGATGTTCATTATTTGATGATTTTACATCCATTTCTCTCTGAAAGTCAATGGTATTACATTGTACATCTGGTTTTAATGGATAATGTTTATTTAGCAAAGTCAGCCGTTTGAATACTTTTTCCCATCTAGAAACATCACCTTGTGGTCTAGATAATTCTAAATACATACTCATGCGCAAATAATTTGGAGGTGCATATCTTATTCCGGCCCGTATAATAACTTCTTTTTGAAGAGCCTTGAATATTTCGTCGTCTAAATATGTTATATCCGCAACTGGAATGAAATTGACAAATACTTTAAATGTGCCGTGATGCACCCCCGCTTTTGCCTCTACTTCTTTATATCCTGCTGCAAAATAAATATCTGCCAATTCTTTCGCATCATCCAATGCATGATTGGAAAAAAAATCGTAATCGGGTATTTCAATATCTCTATTGTAAAATTGAGCATATTTCGGTAATATATTATTAATAGCAGTTCCACCATAACAAATGCATTTTTTACGAATCAAAAAGTTCTCCAATATTTTAATAATGGTTTTCACTTCTTCACTATTGGCCATTATTTCGCCAACTGTTGCCTCATTTTCATCCACTGCATGTCGTAAAATTGCCAATTCGCAGTCTTGAAATGTCATTGAGTTATCACACTCTGGATTATTGAATCTATTTTTTTTCTGTGTTGCCATCAATATATAGTAATATTGATATATTATTAGTATACTATTAGTATATGACTATTAGTATATGACTATTAGTATATGACTATTAGTATATGACTATATGCAAATACATTATGCAAATGTGCTGAACTTTATTTTTTTGGTTTCTAGCTCAGTTTTCATTTTTCCTAAATAATTTATTGCATAAGCCATGGGAATAATTGCTGATTTATAATTATTAAATAAATCCTCATATTGTGCCAATTTATCATCCGATTTATAAAACGAATACAATGTAATTTGGACACCATAGTTAACTATCATCGTTATAATACTTGGTTTTGGCTGGTTTTCCGATATATCTGGTATAACTATTTGTTCATCTATAATATTTGTTGTTCGGAAATCGTCTTTTACCAATGGTGGGGTTTTTACTTTGTTTTTGATTCGGTCATAATCTTGCATTTGAAATGTGCTTCCACCGGTTTCACCATTCAATAATGTAGTAAGACGTTGACTAAAATACGCGTATTCCGGGTTATATGTCTTGTCTATTAAAAACACCGTTTTTTTGAGTATTTTATCGTTGATTTGGGTATATTTATCAATTCGTTTTGCCTTGCCACTTTTACTTAAAAATCTAGACTTGTCCGGAAAGTTCTTAACAATACATTCAGCAACTGATGCATATACTTTGGCATTTTTATCGGGAATAATACGTAAATGTATAAATAATGGGTCTTTTGGATTTGGACATCCGTCATTTCCCTGAGAACCCATAAATGCATTTGCTGCAATAACATTAAACATATCATTTAAAGGAACCCGGTTAAAACTATCCATTTCTTTAATTTTAGGGTCGGTTACATTTGCTACATAAGCAATTCCATCTTTTTCAGAATAATGTATTTGTAAATCTAAAAATCTACATCCTCTGGAAAGCACATATTTTATCATATCATTATTAATAACAGACCCACTATATGCAGAGTTATATGACGCCTTTATACAATATTCGCGAAGTGGTAGTCCTAATCTTTTTGTATTCATATTTTCTATAGAAAGTCCTGAACTAATACCAATTAAACTACGTATTTCATCTTTTACACTCATACCTTCTTTTACGGATGTATTTTCTTTTAATATAGTAGCCCGTTCTTTCAATAATTTCATGATAACGATAGAACAAATAAGTAATATCAATACTATCAAAAATATTCTAAAAAATCCCATATTTACTTATGCTTTATATATTATATACTTATATACTTATATAAAAAAGTATTCACAAAAGTATTAGTAAAAGTAATCTAATAAAAACAAAATAAAATCATAGTATATACTATTTCAATGGCCGGAGGATTATTCAATATTGTATCTGTTGGGAATGCCAATGTAATACTTACAGGTAATCCAACAAAAACCTTTTTCCGTTGTGTTTATTCTAAATATACCAATTTCGGATTACAAAAGTTCCGTATTGATTATGAAGGTTTAAGAGAACTCCGATTAACAGATTCATCTACCTTCACGTTCAAAATACCTCGCTATGCCGAATTACTCATGGATACATATTTGGTTGTATCCTTGCCTGATATATGGAGTCCGATATATCCACCCGTAAGACCTATATCGCCAGGTGATGTTAGTGGAAATGCAGTAAATAATAATGGGCAATGGGCTCCCTACGATTTTAAATGGATTGATAATTTGGGTTCTCTAATGATAGAAGAGGTCACTATTACATGTGGTAATTTGACTTTGCAAAAGTATTCCGGCGAATATTTAGCTGCACTCGTAGACCGCGACTTTAATTACGAGAAGAAAAAGTTATACGATACCATGACTGGAAATGTACCTGAATTGAATGACCCTGCTGGTTGTTTAGGCAGAGAAAATATTTATCCGAGCGCATTTTATACTACAAACTCGGCCGGTGCGGAACCATCCATACGTGGGCGAACATTATATATCCCAATTAATACATGGTTTACATTAGATAGCCGGTGCGCATTTCCACTTGTATCGCTACAATACAACGAATTAATAATAAGTGTATCTATGCGACCTATCCAAGAACTATTTTGTGTAAGAGACGTATTTGACGCAACTAATAATTTCCCATACATTCAACCCGATTTTACTAGACAAGAGTTCCAAATGTATCGGTTTTTACAAACCCCGCCGAGTGTGAATATAGCACAAAGTGATTATGGAAACAAAAATAGCACGTGGAAATCGGATGTACATTTAATTTCCACGTATTGTTTTTTGTCAAAAGAAGAGCGTGAATTATTCGCCGCACAGGAACAAGTATATTTAATAAAAGATGTGTATGAATATAGATTCAATAACATAACTGGTTCTAAAAAAGTGAAATTATTGAACTCTAATGGTATGATTTCTAATTGGATGTGGTTTTTTAGAAGAAATGATGCATATTTAAGGAATCAATGGTCTAATTATACAAATTGGCCATACAAAGGACTCCCTAAAAACATTGATATTGCTCCACAAATATCATCATATAAATCATGGAATGGTCAATATTATGGTCCAGCTAAAAATCCACCTCTATACAATTCAACAATGCATGGCGCAAATACTGGATATTTCATAAGCGGAGACTATTCATCTGAAAATCACAAAGATATTTTGGAAACAATGGGTGTAGTATTGAACGGTGAATATAGAGAAAACATTTTGACACGTGGTGTATATGATTATATTGAAAAATATACTAGAACCCAGGGATTCGCAAAAGAAGGTTTATATTGCTATAATTTTTGTTTAAATACTAGTCCTTTTGAATATCAACCATCGGGAGCAATAAATATGAGCAAGTTTAAAACCATTGAATTGGAAATAACTACTTATACACCGTCCCTAGCACCACTAGATTTAAGTAATAATATACAATATGGATTTATTTGTGATGCCAGTGGTAATATATTAGGGGTTCGCAAAACAAATTGGAAACTCTTTGACTATACGTATGATATGGTTTTATTTGAAGAGCGATACAATGTATTATCGGTTATTGGCGGTAATTGCGGAATGTTATACGCGAGATAGATTAGTTATATTTTGTTCTATATAACTATATATAGTTATATATTAGATATGTCAGGAAATACACAACCATTTAGAAAAGTAGATAAGGATAGTCCAGACCAATTTATACGAAAAATGGAAAGGACTATGTCTAAAAAACGAAAAAATAATTACAAAAATATAGAAGAATTGGAGAACATATATGATTCGGATGCAAAAACGAATAAAAATGAATCTTTTTTAAATATTGATTCATCTGAAATAAAAAACACGTTTAAAGATTTTGGGAAAGGCATGCAAGATATTGCCGATTCTATTAATAAACTTTCCGGTAGTAAATCCACTAAAAAAGAGAAAAAAAATGAAACAACCAATTCTGAGAATAAGTCCAAAAAAGATGTAGTTGAAGGGTTTAGTAATACTGATGATTATACAAAAATATACAAACCAGAATATGAGTATGACACAAAACGAAGACCTATAGGACGCAAAGGCTATGCTAAACTCACAAAAGACGCCAAATCAGGATTGCTAAATACCACAAAATTAAAAAAAATGTTGAATACTGGAATAATTAGCCAATCTCAATATAATAATTTATTTGGATTACAATTGGATTTTAACGGATTTCAATGGAAACATATAAATCCAGAACCTACTCAAAATGAAAGGTGTCCTAAATGGAATAAGAATTGCGGTGGAGATGGGACAGATATAATGGAGTATTTGAAAAAACTGATACAGTCTTTTAAACAGATAGTTGGTATATATTACTCAGTGCTTACATGGATTGCAAAACGAATATACAATTCTACTGACGGAAAAATGGATGGTCGTCCGAGTAAAAATGCGGGAGATGTTACAATTATCGCAAATATATTGAACTTCTTTATAATAACTGTATTTGTAGCACAGCGTTTTGCATATAATTGGTTTTATATTACTTTTTATAGAGATGAAGGCGGAGAACCGGTTGACATAGACTTTTCGCATGACGTATTGCGTTCATTGAAAGGGCTATTAATACGGTTTTTCAAATGTTTAGTTCAACCAGTTATATTATTAGATGCATTTGTAAGATTAGTTATACCAAAAGGTTATTTAAAAGTGGGTGAAATATTAAAAAATATTACAATAGGCCAAATTAATATGTCATTTATAGGAAAAATAATGAATAATCCGATTTTCATTTTTCTTTGGCTTACAATATTTATTCTTGTTATGGCTTGTACTTATTCAGGAACTATTATAGATATGCTATATTCCTATTTAGCAGACAGCAAAGTACCATACGAAGGATATTTACATGGCATTATAGCATATGACTGGATTATTGGAATTGCTGCAATTGGAGTGCTTGGTCGGGTGATTGGACTACTTGAAGTTTATCTTAGTCCAATAACATCACTATTTTGGTTTATTATTCTAGTTATTTTTTCACATTTGTTAGTGCGATTTGCTGGAATATTTTTGATAGTATATTTGTATGTTATGTCCTTTTTTGCAATGAATATTTATTCTAGAGGCGGGTATGATTCGGCAATGAAAGGTATTAATATAGCATTTAAGTCATCTATTCATGACACTGACAATAAATGTCCGAAAGGATTTTGGGAAAAAATCGTATTGAAAATACTTAAGCTCATTTATGATAATTTATCTATATTATTGTTTCTGATTGTTTTGATATACAGTATAGTTTATTTGTTTATGAATATGGTATCTGAGTCAAGTAAAATTATCCTAGGTTCATTATTGTCAATTATTACAACTGGAGTTATTTTGGGTATAACACTCATGTCCTATAACAGTGGACCCGGTATTGAGAAAAATGATATAGATATACCGAAATAGGGACTTGTTAAATAAGGCTTGATAACTAATCAATGCGGTATAATATTTATATAAAATTGTAATATTATACTATGGATTCCATAGATATACCAACCGATAAGCATATTCACTTTGATTTATCACAAAACCAGACTTTTATTATCAATAATGATATTGACACTGATAATACGCCAGTGTCGCATAGTTTTCCAACAATTACTATAATTACATCTTTTTTATTTATTATAAATACTATTTCTGCTTATTCTAAACAAAAATATATATATGCAGCACTTTTTCTATGTTTAACGCTGACTTCCATTATGTATAGATATATAGAACACCCTAATATACTAATTGTTGACAGAACCGTAATATTTTTAATTTTTATATATGGCTTATATTGTTTGTATTTTATAGTAAATCGTATTTCAAAAATATATCTTGGCGTCATTATTGCTACGTTTTTTGCAACGGTTGGTCTGTATGTATTTGGCAAAATAAACGGATGTTTTTGTTTCCATAACGATAATTGTATTTCCGAAAATTATATGGCATTGGTGCATTTATTCGGTTTAATTGGACACTTTTTGATAATCAATATTTACTAATATGCGACTAATATGTAGAGACATATAATACTGATATTTACAGAAAAGATATAAACATATTATTTTACACTACATAATAAGTTTTTATACAATGGCTAAATCTACTAATAAACCACAAAAAAAGCTCCCATTCGTAAGCGTTTGCACGCCGACATTCAATCGTCGGCCATTTATTCCTATGATAGTCCAGTGTTTTTTAAACCAAACATATCCAAGAGAACGCATGGAATGGATAATTATTGACGATGGAACGGATAAAATTGGCGATATTTTGAAGACATATAATATACCACAAATAAAATATATTGAACTTCCCAATAAAATCACTTTAGGTGAAAAGCGTAATTTGTTGCACAAACATTCAACCGGGTCATTTATTGTTTATATGGATGACGATGACTATTACCCTCCGGAACGGGTTTCGCATGCAATTGAATCCCTGTTGGCGAATCCATCGGCAATGGTTGCTGGGTCAAGTGAAATGTATGTATATTTCAAACACATAAATAAAATGTATCAAAGTGGACCATTTGGTCCAAATCATGCAACTGCAGCTACATTCGCATTTCGCACAGAATTATTGAAAGATACACAATATGATAATCATGCTTCTATGGCCGAAGAAAAAGTTTTTCTAAAGAACTATACAGTTCCCATGGTTCAATTGGACCCCATGAAATCTATATTAGTATTTTCACATGACCAAAATAGTTTTGACAAACGAAAACTACTTGAAACCGGGCAAAACCCTACTTTTAAAGAATCGCCTAAAACTATACCTATGTTTATTCGTAATAAAAATGAAAAACCGATTTTGGATTTTTTTCTAAAAGACATAGATATGAAACTAAAAGAATATGAACCAGGAGAAGCAAAATATAAACCGGATGTAGTAAAACAGCTGAAGGAAATGGAAGAAGAACGTGCTAAACAACTGCAAGAAATGATTAAATCTGGACAACTCCCTCCTCAAAAAATTATGTTACAGCGCCCAGGAGAAGCCCCAACTGAATTATCAGTTGAAGATGTAGTAAAAATATTACAAACCCAACAAGACCATATTAAAAACTTATTGGAAACTATTAAATCACAAGAAGCTAAAATCCAAGAATTAAATGCGCAATTACAAAAGTCGGATGTTTCGGAAGGAGAATTGTTTTTTACTCCTAAATCAACTGAACCATTTATACTTAATTATACACCCCAATCATTGCCTATTCGCGCTAAAGGTAAAAGCGACCCAGAAGTATTTGTTTCGCTAAACTAATACTGATTGTATAAAATACCTAACCAATAGAGAACCACCAATAGACAAATAATATATCCGTAATATATATTATATGTATCTTGAAGTAATAAGTAAACTAATTTCAGAGTCTTTACTCAGTTTATATCCTGTATTTGTAAAAAACATTGATTTACCAATCCATTTACAATTATGGAGTCGTTTTATAACATATATTGTTATAACCGGGTTTTTCGTTGATTGGGGATTTATTGCTAAATCATTGTTCTCCAAAAACGGATTATTACTTTCTATAATAACAATAGTTCATGTATATACATCCTATAGAGGCTTCCAATTACTAGAGAGTGGTATAGCATATTCACTGTTTTATACATATCCTATTATGATTTTATTGGCTGCAGGAGAACCAGTCAATGCATTGATGTTTTTAGCTATAATAGGTGTTATATTACTGTCCAATGATAATTCAGGTTCTCCTAAATCTATTAACCCAGATGGCGAAAAAGAATCCGACGAAAAAGAAACTTTTGACAATACCCCATCGTTTCCATATGAAGGATATATCATGATTGCATTAGCCGCTATAACCGAGGCTATTATTTATTTCATTGTTCGTTCTATAAAAACCACAAATAACTGGAATCACCTATTTTTGTCTTATTTTGCAGGAACATTCTTGTTCTCCTTTATTGGATTAAAAGACATTGCTAAAATAACATTGACCAGCACACTTTCTATTTCACTGTTTATAAATGCCATAATTGGATTATGTGGATATTTGCTCAGATTTTATGCAACCACGCGATTATCACCGGCTATATATGCACCATTGTCGTATGTAGGTATTGTTATGGCATATGTATATGGTTTCATATTCAACCAAGAACAAATAACCATGCAAAAAGTTATAGGAACATTATGTATTTTAATCGCGATTTTTCAGAGAAAGAGTTAATGTCTAGGTGTGTGGTATGATGCCCACTGGCATAACATACCATACATCTAGCATCATGCTTGTCATATGGATTTTTAATCCATACGACTAGACATTAATAGGGGCAACATCAGGAAGCACAGGTGTATGATATAAAATGGTTATAATGCATCCGTTTCTTCTTCCTCTTCTTCAACATTTTCCTTTTTTACATTTTTGTCTAAATATCTATACATCCGTTTAATATCCAGTTTATTAATTCCATATGATTCAAACATTTTCTCCACCTCATTTATTTTATCGTATTCATTGAAAAAGTTAACACCATAATAGAGTCGCAATTCTTGGAAAAAAGAAATCAAATCCTTTTTATCCATATCTAATGTCTGAGTCAATCCAAAAATAAAGAGTGAATTATTGTATTCAGTGGAATATTTAGTGAGAACTTTGGTGAAACGAATATCGGAAGATTGTGCAGTTGGAGATATAGTATGATGAAACTGGTCATGATACATTTTGTTGTTGTGAAATGTTTTTATCATAGAACTCATTTCATTGAATTGCCATATTTGGTTCTGAAATGTAATACGGTCAATATAATCCGCGAAACACATATTATCCAATATTTTCAAATAAAAAGGGAATGAAGTTTGGGTATCAATTTTAGTTAAATGGTCAACAATGTTCTCGTGCCATAAAAGTGCAACTATTGTCCGGTCGGTTTCGTTCATAGATACATTGTGTTTGTCTATAGGTATATAATCATTCAATAGTGTCTGGGTTATTTTTTTAGAATCTTCATTAAATGATTTGGTATGAAATATATGGGAAATTGTTTCTGCATTAAGCATTTGAGGTTTTAGGCGATATATCTCTTCTACGAAAAATAATTTGCGCATGTCCCCTTGAATATATCTCACTATATCTGGTTTAAGAGAACTATCTAATTGAGGTAAACGGGAGTCTAATATTGTGGTTATTTGAATCGGCGTGGCCGTTTTCAATTCATAGGTATTACACACTTTCATCAATTCTTTTATTTTTTTATCCACGAAATAATTCCCAATACAAATAATCGGATTTAGTGTCATACTTTCGGCTTTTTGCTTTTTCGTTTTTTTTTGCCGAATCAATTTGATAAGAGATGTTATACCACCCTTATCGCCATTGTTCATACCATCTATTTCATCCATTACTATGGCTATTTTTTTGCGGGTTTTGGACATCATTTGGAGAACATTTTGATTACTCATATTATTACTAGTAATAGTATCAATGAGTGATTTGTTGCGAATATCACCGGCGTCATATTTAATTATATCATAATTGAGTTCGGTGAGGATGTCTATAACAAAATGTGTTTTTCCACATCCAGGAGAACCGTATACATAAAAACCCTTTTTATAATTAATATTTTTGCAATTTTCTTCAAAAGATAACAAATTTAATTTGATTTCCATTGCAATAGTATCCCTATTTAAAATAGAATTAATGGTTTGTGACATAATACTATGTTGTTTGCGGTTATTTTTATGCTATTTCAAACGAATTGCATAAAATATACTATTATACATGCGAAAACCAGATAAACATAATTTTATATGAGTATTTTATATGTCTAATACACCAATTCAAGCTATCGCCGTTTTTGATGGAAAAAAAATCAAAGGAACCGTTCTTTTCACGGAAGATTTGAAAAATAATAATGTTATTATTGATATAAATATAGAAGGATTAAAGAAAAATGGATTACATGGGTTTCATGTACACGAATCCGGTGATTTGACTAGTCAATGTGAAAGTATGTGTGCACATTTCAATCCTTATGGAAAAACTCACGGTTGTCCAGGTATGAAAAATCGTCATGTAGGTGATTTAGGCAATTTACAAACTGACGCAAACGGTATTTCCCGCTATAGAATGATTGATGATGTCATCAAACTCCGTGGGTTAAAAGCAAATATTATTGGACGAGGACTCATTATACATGCGGACGAAGATGATTGTGGAAAGGGAACCCATCCAACTAGTTCAACGACGGGCAATTCTGGACAACGAATCGCGTGTGCGGTTATTGGATATTCAAAAAATAATTTTACTAAATAAAACGAAATAAACTCATATAAAAATATCCATTATACATGAGTTTTATTAGCTTTATGTATAAAATAGCAGGTTATATAACAAAACATTTTACAAAGAGTATAAAAACCACGTAAAATAAACGGCCGCTATAACATGAAATCGTGGATAACATATCTTTCTATAATTCCATTCATGCTCTATATCATTTACATAAGCTAAATATAACAGTATAGATGGGCCGAAAATACCACAGGGTATATGACAGGTTCTCCCATTAACAATACAAATAGATGTAATTCGTAAAAGAGTATTGACATGAAACATTCTATATGAAACGATTGGGTTAGTAAAAATAACAGGTATATCACTAGCAATTTGAGGGGTTGTCCCCAAAACATACTTCGGATTATTACACCGTTTAACTATATACGAAATAATACATTCATCGTTGAATAAAATCCACGAAAATGGAATACTTATAAAACTGATTGCATATAGTTTGTCAAACAAAATATTATGTGGAAATATAAATCCATATAGGTTCTCTATAATAACCCCAATAAGATGAGCTATACCAATACAATTTACTACCTTCATTTTAGTTTGTAGTTATATAACTAAATAATTTTATATAACTAATGCAAATATTTATTTACTGAAAGCACTAAAGTCGGCAGTAATCGGTATATAATTTGACCCCTTGTTTGGAAGTGCGCCATAATACGAATAATTATCAATTGGAGGAGAACCTTGCGAAAATCCAGGGGCACCATATCCACCGCCATATCCACCACCATATCCACCACCATATCCACCACCATATGCTCCTGCACCGCCCAAAGAAGTTATATCGCCTGATAGGTTGCTGATTACATTTCCTGCTGTGCCAATTGTTTTGTCGGTAATTTTGACAAGTCCTGAACCAGCATCTTTTAATAAATCAACGGTACCAGTTGCGCCAGACCTAATTAAATCGGTTGCCCCGGTTGCACCTGACCTAACTAAATCGGTTGCCCCGGTTGCACCTGACCTAACTAAATCGGTTGCCCCGGTTCCAGCAGATGACAATAAATTAGAAGTAGTATCAACCGTCTTGTTAACAACATTTCCAGCAGTATTAACCGTTTTGTTAACAATATTTCCGGCAGTATCAACTGTATCCGTTAAAATATTTCCATTGTTATCTTTTTTATCTGAGCCACTGCCACTGCCACTGCCACTGCCACTGCCACTGCCACTGCCACTGCTTCCACCCGAAGAGGAACATGGAGTTGGACAACTTGGACATACTGGTGGGACTATTTGCGTTTTCAACAAATAATTATTGGAATATTGCGAGTTTGTTCCCGGGCCGGCGCTATTCCAATACCAGTACCATTTGTAATAGTCAGATATTGCTGATGGATTCACATCCGGACCCGGTGCAGGAGGACCAGGCGTTGGTGTAGAGATAGGACTAGGTGCAGTTCCGTTATCCACACCATTCTCGTTAAATCTAACGGAGTTTAATACAGTAAATCGTCCGGTTGCATCTGTTTTCAAAAGTAAAATGACAGTGTTTTTCTTAGATGTCATATAGACAATTTGAGTCGTATTTGTCGCATTATTTGCAATCCATGGAGAACTTCCGTCGGTAAGTTTAGCCGATAAAACAGAATCCGCAGGAGCAGTTGAGTATGTCGTGGGTTTGCCGGTTCTGTCATACATGATAATAGAACCAGTTGAATTGACAATAAGATTACCAGATTGCATATCATATTTAATATCCGAACTTAATTGATATACCTGACGCGTTGCACTATATAATGGTTCAGTAATCATTTTATTGTTTTTGTCTGAAGTATCCGCACTTGTAGGAGCTGTCAAATTGATTAAATTATTTTGATAATATATTGCCGTAATATTACTTGTTTTATCGGAAGGAATATAGTAGCTGCATATATTGTTGGGTTTAAATGATGCAGCAGACTCGTCTGGATTAGGACCAACCTGTATACCATGTATATATGTATCTGTTCCCCAAGGAACATAGAACAATTGATATTTGGCAGTAGTAGTACAAGCACTAGTATAGAAAGGAACTGATTTATATGAACTAGTTATACTTGCTATTTTACTTTCTTCGCTCTCCTGAGTCTTATTGGAAGTAACCGGATGATTTGTTATAGCTCCATCACGCGTTTGAACATTAATAGCAGTTATAGAATCACCAGTCAAATCTACATTACCTTTAGTGACTACATATTTTGAATCTATATTTCCAATAAATTGAGAACCCACTACCTCTACAATATTAATATTTTGTCTATCTATAAAGAGATTATCATATATTTTCACAATACCGCGACTGGAATATGGCGGAACAATAGTTTCGGTTTGAGGAACGACATTTGTTTTAAATTGAACAAATCCTTCCTTTTCATCCGAAACCCCAATAGGATTCTTCAAAGTAGTTACAGCTATAACTAAAACTACCAATAACAACAAAAATAATAAAAGGGGTGTTAGTTTCATATTTATAAATACTATATATATAATAAAGACGAAAATGTGGTAAAAAATTGAAAAAAGAACCCATATAAAGTATATATCAATACCTCTGTATAATAAGTATGTCTAAACTACCCTGTTTGTCTAAAATATACGACGAAATCAATCGCTTTGAGATTGGTATTGATGAAGCTGGTAGAGGGCCATTATTTGGCCGATTATATGTTGCTGCCGCTGTATTGCCTAAAGATAATACATTTCAGCACGAAAAAATGCGCGATTCTAAAACGATTAAATCGCGCAAAAAAATACAAGAATTATCACAATATATAAAATCCAATGCTGTTGCATGGCATATACATTACGTGGATGCTAGTGTTATAGATACTATTAATATTCGCCAGGCCGTTTTGATGGCAATGCACGAATGTGCCAAACAGGTTATTGCTCAATTGAAAACAGTTTCATGTAATCCCGCGTCGGAAAACTCGCATACATTTGAGCGCGAGTATATGCTTTTAGTAGACGGAAACGATTTCACGCCACACATGGTCTATGATGAAATCGCTCAATCAATGAGAGAAATACAACATGAAACTATAGAAGGAGGTGATAATAAATATACTTGCATAGCGGCGGCAAGTATATTGGCAAAAAATGAGAGAGATAGTTATATGGAAGAATTGTGTAATACATATCCTCTCCTAAATGAACGGTATGGATTGGCTAAAAATATGGGATACGGAACTAAATTGCACCGGGACGGAATTGCCCAATATGGTATAACACAATGGCACCGTAAAACATACGGAATATGCAAAACCGCGGATGTGTATTTTATACCGGAAGAAGCATCTCCTTAATTGCACCTAATGGCACCGTCATGTATTTTGTATGACTATCCATTAAACTATATCCAATTAATAAAACGTCTAAACTTTCCAAATAAACAAATCCCAAAGAATATTCTACCTTTTTCTTTTCAAATGTAAACCATGGAGTATATCGCTTTGGTAGATATGT